ACCAACACAATTACCACCACCTCCACCATTAACATCAATACCTCCGCCACCAACACAATTACCACCACCTCCACCATTAACATCAATACCTCCGCCACCGCCACCTCCACCACCAACACAATTACCGCCACCTCCACCACCACCAACACAATTACCGCCACCTCCACCACCACCAACACAATTACCGCCACCACCAACACTACTTAATAGTTTTCCATTTTTGAATCCGATAAGATTACCTACGCCTCCGCCGACAACATCAACACAAGAACAAAAACAAGAACAACAATTCGAATCACAACCAAAACGATCATTACCAAAAATATCTGAAATATTAAATAAAATTGAAAAAGAGAAACCAGAACCAGAACAAATAACGAAACTAGTTAATGAATTATTTGAATTGGTCACTAAAATACCAACAAAAAATTCGAATATAGAAAAAATTCAAGAAATAGATGATAATATTGAAATAAAAATAGCAAAATATTTGAATTATGTCAACAATAAAAAGTTACAACAAATTGAAAAAGATAAACAAAATTTTAAAAAAGTAAATGATGAGAGAAATAATAAACTAATAGACATATTATTGAAAAAGAAAACTGACGAAGAATATGAAAATGGATTAACAAAATATTATGATAATATGAAAAAAGATGAAGAAGATACAGTATCAATATCGAAATCGATTAGAAAACAAAATAAATAAACGAAATAAATTTTATAAAATTTGACTTAAACGTTTAGATTGAAGAATATTTATAACACATTTAAAATATTACAAATGAAAGTATTATCATTCGATGTTGGAATTAAAAATTTAGGTTGTTGTATTGTTGAATGGGTTGATAGTCAAGAAAAGAAAAATAATTTAAAAATACATTATTGGGATATTATTAATCTTGTCGAGAATAAAAAACAAGACGAACATATAAATTATAAATGTGTAAATCAAAATTGTGATAACAAAGTTAAATCATATATTGAATTTAATGATATAAAATATTATTTTTGTAACAGACATTTAGCTAAAAAAGAAGAACTTCTTAAAAATATTATTATGCCATTTGAAGAAACAAAATGGAATAAAATTAAAAATTCTTCGTGTAATAAATGTAAAGACATATCTTCAGATCTAAATAGAAAAACATATTATCAAAACACTGATGTTAATTTAATATTATGTTCAAAACATTACAATCAAATAATATCAAAAGTAACAAATATTTTCAAAAAAATATATCCAATAAAAAATAAAAAAGTTAAAGATTTAACTACAAATGATCTAAAATTTCAATTAGTTAAATGTTTAGATCAAAGGAAAGAATATTTTTTACATGACATTGATATGGTTTTAATAGAAAATCAACCAACATTAAAAAATATGACGATGAAAGCAGTTTCGGATACTATATACACATGGTTTATGATAAGAGGAATTGCAGATAAAGAAATAAATAATGCGAGCATTGGACAAATCAAATTCATATCACCATCAAACAAATTAAAAGAATTTGATCAAAAAAGTATTACTGAAGCAGATGAAAGTAAAAAATACAAAATGACAAAAAAATTATCGATACAAAATACAAAAACAATATTAACATCATATGGATTGGATAATTGGGTTAAACATATAACATCATTTGAAAAACAGGATGATTTGGCGGATAGTTTTTTGCAAGGTTGGTACGTATTAAATAATAATAATAGTGATAAACTATATAATGAATGGCAAGAATTGTATAATAGTAATATTTTAAAAGTTAAAGAAAATGTTGAACAAAAAATCAAAAATAATATCGAAAATTTAGAAAATGTTGTTTTAGATTTAAGAGAAATTATAGATGTACCAGTAGAAGAAAAAATTAAAAATGTTGAACAAAAAACTGAAAATAAAACAGAAAAATTTGATATTAATGAAATAACAAAAGTATCAAAAGGGAAAAATAAAAAATCAAAAAAAGAAAATAATATTATAGATGTACCAATAGAAGAAAAAATTAAAAATAATATTATGTAATATTTACTTTGTTGACTAATGAATATAAATTAACTGTTTGGTTGGGTAATGGTTTTTTTCTTTTTACAAAATTATGGTTGTTCTTAATTTTGGTAACTGAACCTGATAAATCTCTATTATTTTCTTCAATAAATCCTATTATGGAAATCATAGGTGGAAAGAAACATCTAAATTCTTTGTTAATAATAAGAAAACTCTTTCTAAATTCTTCTATCGTTAATGGACCACCAAATTTTTTTAATGTTTGTCTTGGGGGTGCAGGATGAATTACTATTTTGTTTTCTGGATCAATTATATTTTTTAGTTGATAAATATTAACTTGACGATCCCATACTTTATAATCATTAATATCTAAATTATATGCTAACATACAATTAAATGAACAAAAACAACCAGACAAATAAAATTTTTTTTTATTTATGTATTCAGGAATACCAAGAGGAATATTATCAAATTGATGACAACACCACCAACATGAAATGTCAGTTTGTTCTTTCCAATTTTGCGATTCTTTATCAACAAAATTAACATTCGATTCAAATATTTTTTTATTAATTTGAGACGAATAATCTAATATTCCATTTTTTAATTTTTCATTTTCTTCGGTCAATCGCTTAATTTTTTCTTCGTATAATAAACATTTTTCACAATTTTTACAAGAAATTTTATTTGTCTGGTCATTTTCATACACATCATCTTGTAAATCAACACGCAAATTAATTAATTTTGCTAATTCTTGTTTAACTTCTTGTTTAACTTCTTGTTTAATTTCTTGTTTAATTTCTTGTTTAATTTCTTGTTTAATTTCTTGATTTACTTCTTGTTTAACTTCTTGTTTAACTTCTTGTTTAACTTCTTGTTTAACTTCTTGTTTAACTTCTTGTTTAATTTCTTGATTAGCTTCTTGATTTACGTTTTGACATATTGTTTTATTTTTAACGTAATTATTATTTGATATAATTTTATCAATATCTTCATTTTTTAATGGTAAATAAACTATTGAACTTAAAATAATATTTGTATCTTGTTCATTATTTAAATTAATAATTTTTGTGTTAGCTTTTCTTCCTCTTTTTTTAATTGTTTGATTATTTTGATCATTTTTGTTTAAAATTAATTTATTTTGTTCGTTGTTTATTATTTGATTTTTTGGCTTCCTTCCTCTTTTTTTTTTTTCTGGTATAATTTGAATATGTTGTGAGTCTGTTATGTTATTATTATTTTTTATAATTGATTCGTATTTTGTATCATCTAACATTACTATCAATAAATAATTAATATAAACGATATCTTTATATGACAACTCCATTAATTAATCATTTATAACACAATTATGTATTTTATTATAAATTATAATAAAATATGATGTAAACAAGATAATAATGTGATTATATTTAATTAATAAATATTTGGTGTTGTTAAAAATAAATAATATAACACAATTATATGAAAATGAGTATACTAAATAATAATTATGTTATTAATTTAACACTCGTTCCAAAAAATAAGCTATCAAATATTGATGTCAACAATCTCAAAATAAAATTAAAGAAATATAAAATTGACATAATAAATACAGGTCATATAATTAATATATCAGGCACGTCACAAATGATAAGTAAATTATTTAACATAATATTTTACGAAAAAATTATTGATAACGTTACAAAATATTATACAACCGATATTCCGACAATACCGCCTGATATGTATTTTATAGATCACATTATTGGTTTACATAATTTTTGTTGCAAACATAGGCACACAATAAAAAAACAAATACGAGGGAATAATTTGTGCGTAAGCGGAAAATATGGACTTGCGAATGAAACGCAAAAAGAAATGTCAACCGAATATTTAACCAACTTTACACCAACCCAAATAGCAAATTTATATAAATTTCCTAATTATACAGGTAAAGGTCAAACAATTGGAATAATTGAACTTGGTGGAGGTTATAATATGACTGACATGGATATATATTTTCAATCATTAGGTCTAAAAACTCCAAATATAATAGATGTTTCTGTTGATAAAATAACAAATAATCCAAATGATGATTCAGGAGCAAATATAGAAGTTGTTTTAGATATTCAAATTGCTGGTGCAATAGTGCCAAACGCTAATTTGATAATATATTTTGCTCCGAACACGATACAAGGTTTTTATGATGCTTTTAATATGGCTATTAATGATACGATAAATAAACCTTCAATTATATCTGTAAGTTGGGCAATTGATGAACATTATGTTTCGACTTCAACTTTACAATTATTTGATACATTATTTTCATCAGCAGTTGCGAATGGAATTAATATATATTGTGCTTCAGGAGATATAGGATCAAAAGATGGTCTTAAAGATGCGATACTATTTACAGAATTTCCTAGTTCGAGTCCAAATATAATTTCATGTGGAGGTACTTCCATTATTTCAGATGGAAAGAGTATAACTAAAGAAATAGTTTGGTATAATAATACAAATTCAACGACAGGTGGTGGTTTAAGTTCATATTTTATTAAACCAACATATCAAAATATGATAACAAAAATAATCAAATATAGAGGATTACCAGATGTTAGTGGAAATGCGGATCCGAATACTGGCTACAAAATTTTTATGGATAAAATGGAATATGTAATTGGTGGAACAAGTGCAGTTGCACCATTATTTGCTGGGTTAAATGCGAGATTAAACGAAGCGAATGGGAAATCGATTGGATTTTTTAATACAAAATTTTATAATCAATTTGTTTTTAATGATATTACATTTGGTAAAAATGATTATTATAATGCGACGAGTGGATGGGATTTTTGTACAGGACTTGGTAGTCCGAATGGATTATTAATGTTAGCTGTATTGCAAAAAATAAAACAAACAAATATCAGAAAAAATACATTAATTTTATTTGCAAAAGCAAAAAGATATTATAATTAACTTATTTTTTATTTTAATTAGATTCAACTTGAATTTTATTTCTGTTTGCCAAACGAGTTTTTGATTTAACACCTTTACTGACAGTATTTTTTGAATTATTTTCAGTATCGATAGTATCACCAACAGTTATTGAACAATTATCTGTATCATTCGGTATAGTAGTTTTAATATTTTGTAATAAATCACGTACCGATGTTGGTTTACCAACATTACTTTGTTTTGGTTTAATATTTTCATTTTTTTCATTTTCTTTTGTTTGGGGAAAAATAGTTTTTTTACTTTGAACTTTTTGATTATGTATTTTTTTAATATTTTCATACACTTCTTTAGTTTTATCTAATTTGCTTGGTCCAGTTATTGTCTTCGTTATGTTATTTCGTATTTTTGACATTAGTGCCGGATTACTTTTAATAACAGTATCTATTGCTGGAAAACTTGACGATAATTGTTGTGTTAAATGGAAAGATGCACCACTCATAATTAACATAAATGCTAATTTTAATTCTGGAGCCATTTTACCACCTTTACCTTTATATTTTTCTAACAATTCATCAAACACATCGTTAAAATTATCTTTATCAAGTTTAATTTGATCAGCCCAACCTTTAAGATTAAAATCGAACGGTTTATATTTTTCATTTAAAAATTCGATTCCGGCTATACAATTGCACATAATACTTTTCGCAAGTTCGACACCATTTTTTTTTGATTGAATGTCTGAATGATATTTAAGTTCTGCTTGTAATTCTTCTAAATCAGAATCATGTGTGTATTGTTTTGTTAACTCAATACCGATGGATTTTAAATGCATTAATTTCGCAAAACATTCCATTTTTTTAAATTTAATTTCTTTTGCTGATGCGATATCATTATTTTGACTTATTTTTGGTGAACAATATTTTTTCTCTTTTAATGGTGAGCTAGTACATTTATTTAATATTGGTTTAGTTTCTGGCGGAATATCATCATGTGAAAAATTATTTAAATTAACATTCATCATTCCTTTTAGTTTATTTAAATTTTTTTCGGTTTCAGAATTATGACGCGATGTTAAACGTGATTTATACGAACCTAAAATAGGTTTATGTGAGAATTTATTTGATTCGTTGGATTTATTAGATTTGTTAGATTTATTAGATTTATTAGATTTATTAGATTTATTAGATTTATTAGATTTATTAGATTTATGTGAATGTTCTGATTTTAAATCATTATCATTTTTTTTCTCTGTATGTGCTTCGTGTTTTTTTTCAGAATTAAATTTTATTTTTGGAGACTCCTTAGCTGCGTTATTATTAAGTTCGACCATGTATGAATCTTCATGCTCAGATTCATTATTTGAAATAATTTTAGCAGTTTGATTCATTGGTAATAATTTGGATGGATCAGCAAGATGAATATAGAGTGGATCAGTTGTTATATCTTGAGAAACATTATTTTTATTAACTGTAGCCATAAAGTTATAGTATAAATTTTGTTAGCAAACTATTTATAATCTTTAAACTCAAATTAAATTATTTGAAAAATGTTCAAATTGGACGAAATGTTCTAACTGATTAAAGTTTTTTTTTATAGTTTTATTGGTCATATTTATATGTGTTAAAATGTACATAACAGATATAATCAAACCAAAATATAAATCATAACACATAATAAAATATATCAAAACTAATATTAGTAATTTAAAAATATAATTTTCAAAAATTTTTAAACTGTAATTTGGTTTGAGTTTATTAATATTTAAATAAATTAAAAAAAAAATAATAAAATACACGATTATATGTTTGTTATTCATTATATTATAATAAAACTATAATTTATTTAATAATCAATAAATTATAATCTATAATCCAATAATATATCATGTATTGTTCGTTACAAGAGGCTTGGCCGGAATATAATAATAATATTGAATCTTTTACAAATCATAATTTGAATGATAAAAGACCCGAATTATATAACATACCTCATTATCAGCAAAAAAAAGAAAATAATAAAGAACACATTATTGAAAATTATGAACTTATTGGAATGAATAACACGAACAGAACACAAGGACGAGTTGTGAACACTAGTGAACAACGAGAACTTATGAGAGCGAATGCTAATGAGCGAACACAAGGGGGAGTTATGAACGCTAGTGAACAACGAGAACTTATGAGAGCGAATGCTAACGAGCGAACACAAGGGGGAGTTATGAACACTAGTGAACAACGAGAACTTATGAGAGCGAATGCTAATGAGCGAACACAAGGAAATAATTTGAGCGTTAGCGAAAATTATGGACTTGTTGGAGTGAGTAACACGAACGGAACACGAGAAAATGTATCATTAATACCAACAGATGAAGAATATCATAAAAATTTTAATAAACAAATGAAACAATTAAATTGTGATGATATATTAGAGCATTTACATAATTGTAGTGAATGTCAGAAATATTTAGAAAATAAATATAAATCTGATAAGATATATGATTTATTTTCTATAAATCCTCAATTAAAAGAGACGATAATAGTATTTTTGATTGGTATATTAATATTAATGATTTTAAACTTATTTTATAAATAAATTTATATTTTCCATTTAAAATAATAAATATTTGGACTATAAAAAGATATTTCTGTTATTCCTTCATTTTTGAGTATTTTTATTTTGTTATTAATATAATCAAGACATTCATTAAAAGGAAAAGATATTTCTCCTAATAAAAAATCAGGAATTCTGTATAAACAAAATTTTTTACCTATTTCAGCATTCATATTTATTGTTTTGCATAAATTTTCGAAAATTTTTTTATAAACTTTTTTTTGTTCGTGTTTAATTTGTTCATTTTTAAATTTTAATGACGATATATTTAACATTATTAAAATTAAATCATAAAATTTTTTTTAATTTAAAACTATTTTTAATAATAGATAATAATTTATTATTAGTATGCAAAAAAAAACAATCGATTTAATAAAAATTACTAATATCAATAGTTTGGTTATTTCTGGTGGTGGAATGAAAGGATATTTATATTTAGGAGCAATTAAGTTATTATTTGAGTATAAAATAATTGATGATATTAAATATTATTATGGAACATCTTTTGGTGGAATAATTGTGTCATGTTTAAGTTTGGGTTGGAATTTTGAAGAAATTAATAAATTGTCAGTTAATTTTCCTATAGATTGTATTGTCGAATATGACATCGATAATTTAATTAACAACTATGGATTAGTTCCACAAAAAAATTATGAAACTTTTATTAAAAAACTTATAATTTTTAAAGGATTTGACGAAAATATTACTTTTAAAGAATTATATAATAAAACTTCAAAAGAATTACATCTTATTACTTTTTCTTTAAAAAAAAATGATACAATCGATTTAAATTTCGAAACAACACCAAATCTTAAATTATGGGAAGGTATATATATGACATCAGCTTTGCCTATTTTAGTATCACCATTTAATTATGAAAATGATTTGTTTATTGATGGCGGAATATTAGAAAATTTTCCTTTAACAAGAGTCAAACAAGAAAATAAAAATAAAATGATAGGAATATGTTCAGATTCTCATAAAATTTGTAGTTCTATTGTAGATAAAAATTTTTGTAAAAGAGATTTAATAAATGGAATCGAATATTCGATTGAATTAGTAAAAATTATTTTTTCGAGAGTAAATGACTATGGATTCAAAAATAAAATAGTATTAAATTTTGATGAAAAAATGGATTTAACACAATCATTTAATTTTAAACTTGGTATGCCAGAAAAAGTTAAATTAATTAAATATGGTTACGATGAAACTTGCAAACAAATTGGCGATTTAATAGAAAATATATTTAATGATCAAATTTGTGAAAATAATTTAATCAAACAAAAAAATAAAAATTTTCAAAAATATAATGAGACATAAGTCATCTAACAATAATTATAATATTATTATTTTATTATTTTTTTTTATGTGTAATTTCTTTAATATGATTTGGACATTCATTTAATTCAATTTTTTGTTTAGTTGTTTTAAATGTTTTTGCTTGATTTTCACGTTCTTTGATCAACTCTTCATATGTTATTTGTTTATTAATATTTTCGTTGATATTTAATGGTTCAAATGCTTCGTCAATATTTGTTATACAAGAACTTGTATTAATATGTGTTGCATTTGATGAAAGCATAATATCATTATTAGTTGATTCCGTATTAAATGGCATTATATCAATAGTAGGTTGATTATTAGATTGTGTATTTGTACTATTATTTTTGGTAGATTTAAATTTTTCATTAAATATGTTAGAAAAATTTGGATCATCTCGTTGTTGTTCTGTAAATATTTTTTCTATATTAATGTGTTTTCGTTTATCTACTTCTATATTTATTAAATTTTTAGTTTCAGTCTCATCAATTTTTATATCTTTAACTTGTTCAGTTTGTAGTTTTTGTTCAATATTTAATTTTTCTTCTTTTGTTAATTGCTTATTATCATTTTCAATATATCCACAATATCTATCTTTTAAATGTTTAAAATCATTGTTAAGATCAAATTGATTAAATAATGTGTCAGTTTTTCCATTTATTATATCGATTAACATTTCAGGTGTTTCTTTAATCATTTTAATTAACATTTCATAAATATCTTTAATAAACCCTTGAAATAAACCAGTTTTAATATCATCAATTTTAACGAAACAATTTTTAATTTTTATGATAGATTCTGTTTCGTTGATATATTTATCAGGATGATATTTGAGTGAAATTGAATAATATTTAGATGTTATTTTTTTTTTTAATTGATCGATTTCACTCACATTTTTAATATTATTATTTTTAATGGCAAATAAATCGATAAAATCGATGTCGACAAATGAACAATTTTCATATTTTTTGTTAATTTCAATTAATTGTTTACAAATTGGATTTATATCTGGTAATGTATCCAAATTCATGATCAGATAATATAAATATATATGATATGTTTTTATATTATAAACAAACTTATTTAAATTTTTTATGTCTATAATTATAATTATGAGTAATAAACTTGATAAATATTTTGCGTCTATATATTTAGCTGCTATTGGTGATAAAATTGGTTTTGGAGATGGTCGACGTGAAATGAATTATAGTAAAGGTCCAATAGTTGTTGAAAACGAAAATAAAGTTATGGATTATGGTGAAAATTTAAATTATTATTTGTTGCTTGTTTTTATTGCTGATGGTGGTATTACTGGTTTAAATATTGATAATTTAATGATATCTGATGATACAGAAATGCATCTTGGGACAATAAAAGGTTTATTGTCTGATTATAAAAATCGTGATGAATTATATAATGAAGTAACAAAATATTATCTTGAGTCGTTTAAAAATTTAGAATATATGAGAGATAAATTATTAGCTGGTAGACAAACATTAGAAGCAATTAAAAACATTAATGCGGGTGTAAATTGGAAAAATTTTCAATATAACAAAAATGCTGGTGGATCTGGTGGTCCGATGAGAACAATGTGTATAGGTCTTGCTTTTTATAAAACATCTGATTTACTCAAATTAATTGAATCAACAATTATGATAACATCAATTACACATCCAAATTGTACAGCTTTTTTAGGAGCTATAACTTCGGCATTATTTACATCATATGCGATAAGAGATATGAATCCTGAGATATGGATATTTGAATTAAAAAATTTATTAAATTTAACAACAATAGATGATATTATTGAAAAAATTAAGCCATCATATATTGAAGCATTTAAAGAAGATAAGAAGGCATTTATATTTAAATTGGATACATATATTGAGACATCATTTGATGATAATTATAATTATATTGTTAATGAGTTACATTTAAGATCAATTTATCCATGGAAAAGAATGATGTATTATTATGAAAATTTTTCAACAAACAAAAAAATATTTTTCCCTGGGTCTGGTGCTGATGATTCTGTCATTATCGCATACGATTGTTTGTTAATGTCGAAAAATAATTATGAAAAATTAATTTTTACAAGTATGATCAATATTGGTGATTCTGATACTGTTGGATCAATAGCTTCTGCATGGTATGGAGCATTAAATGGTTTTACAAAAATTCCAAATAATATAATTAGCAAAACAGACCCTTATTATGAAATATTTGATGTAATGTCAAAAAGTTTATTTAATAAATATTACGAAAAAAACATTAAAGATTTCTAATATAAAATATTTTTAAATAACAATGTTTAAATATATTTTCTTCGATAATAAATATAAACTCATAATGGATGTTAAAGATTATATTTCTGATTACTTAGAAAAATATCCGTTCCTTAAATATGTGTTACCAACATTTATTGAAAACATGAAAAATATGACAAACTTAACACCAAATCTTTTATTTTGCAGACAAATATTATTTATTTTCGTGTGTTTATTATTAAATACACCGGACGAATATATTAAACTCGAAAAAAATGATAAAATTTTTTTAAATAATTTTATTACACGGGTTAATGAAAATTTATTTGATCAGCCTATTATTCTCGAAAAAATTAAAAATAATTTGATAAACTTAATTAATAATTTAGAAAAATTAGATTTAAAAACAAAAATATCATTAAATCGACAAATGTTTAATATTGATGTTGGTTTTAATAAAACAATGACAGAAGAAAAAATAAATAAGTTACAAGAGGATAAACAAAAAATTATTAATGAAGTGGATAAAATAACTAATTATGCTGATTATTTACGTATTTTCGGAATAAATTATGATTATGCATTACAACTAACACCACCACCATACTCATCATTATCGACATTATCTGATGTCGAAACAACTGGTATTGATAAAACAAATACGACACAAATTAAAATTAAAAAAATATTGGGTAAAAATGATCCTCAATTTAGTGGATATAATGATTTAATTTCTGAAAATATTACTGCGCCTAAACAAAATAAATGTGAAAAAAATGCAATATTGCCTCCAATAATACTTAAACAATTTATTGTTACTTCGAACATGGCAAATATAAAAAAAGAATTAAATGGTTTGTCACAATATATTAATAATGAAGAAACACAATTAAAAGAACGTAATGATGAAATATTTAATAACGAAAAAAAAGCACGAGAAAATATTAATGAAAATATTAAATCATTAGTCGATACTTATCAAAATTTAAATCTATCATTACAAAATCAAACTACTCTAATTTTAGATAAAAACAAATTTATTTGTTGTTTAATCTTATTGCAAAAAATACAACAATTAAAACAATTAATACCATTAACACCAGATGTTCCACCTAAAAAAAATGATATATCAATATATGAACAAAAAATTTTAATATATATAACAGATCTAATGACATCATCGAAAAATTCAAAAGAGTATATTGAAAATAAAAAAGGTGAATATGATGACAAAAATAAGGAATTCACATTGTTTAGTCAAGATGTTCAAAAAGAAAATCAAGAATATGTTAAAAAATTAACAAATGAATCTGAAAAAATAAGACGTCAATTTATTGAATATAAAAATATTCAGACACAAAATAAATTAAAATTGAGTGCGGATTTAAATAAGCGCGAATTAGTTAACATTGATGAAAAATATTTAATGAAACAAATTGATTCAATAATTAATTCAATGAAAACAATTCCAAGCGGATTAAATTTTAATATTAATATCATTAATAACATAATCGAATCAATACAAAAAAAAATACAATTAACTGATGAAAAAATTATTGAATTTGACAAAAACATTAAAGATATATTAGATACGTATAAACAAATATATGCTGGGATAAATACTTTATTGGATTATCATATAACAATGATTACTTTAAAATTAAATGTGGATCAAGATATATTAACATTAGGACAAAATAAAATAAAGGAAGCGGAAAAAATTATGGATAAGTTTCAAATAAATATTTTAGATAATTTTATTGAAATTTATCCAGATAATATTTTTATCTGCCCTGAATCAATAATATCATTAAGAGGATCATTAATTAAATATGTCCCAGAAAAAAAAGAAAATGATATTGATATTGTATTCGAAATAAATAATAATCATGACATAATTATGAAAATTAATGGTAAAGTGATAGAAAAACCGTTTGGTAATAATTTTGGTAAAATAAGTATGTTATTTGATTTAAAAAATTTTAGATCAATAAATGATTTTGAATTAGAAATTAATTGTTTAAGCAAAATTACGAAAAATATTAATAAATGTGTTAATTATTGTGTTCAAAATGTACAAAAAATAAAAGAATATATTGATTTCATTAATGACGAAATGAATATTAAAAATTTAGTTGATTTTATTGAAACCAAGCTATCAAATGAAAAAACTAATGAAGAATTATACATAAATATTAAAGGATATTTAGCACAATATTTATTAAGTGCGTTAGGATTTAATGCACCACTTGTTGATTCGCAATATAATTATAATGTAATTCCAGATAAAGAAAAATACATTACTAATCGACTTCATATTACATCAGAAACACCTAACGCTAAAGAAATAATAAATTACATTTCACAATTAATGAGTATGGTTGATATACCGATTGGGATATCAAATAAAACAAAAAAAGAAAAATATCAAAATGATATATTAATTGGTGGAAATTTTGAAAATCAAAAAGAAAGTATAATTAAAAACGCATTCGATCATGCGAAAAATATATATGATAAAATAAATGAAATTAAAAAATTTGGTGGTAAATTTAAACCAGAACAAGAAAAAGAAATATTGAAATATATTAAAGAATATGTTAATATTGCTAAATATATTCAAAATGTTGATGATATTTTAACTTCACAAAAAGTATTAACATCGAAATATCCAAATATTGAATTATCATTAGGTTCAAAACAAATAACTGACATGCAAATACAATTAGGACTTGAACGCAATAAAATTGAAAAGATTGAAGAAAAAATTAAAATATTGGATGAAATTATAACAGAAAATTTAAATAAATTATCAACAGAAACAAAATAAATTTAATTTTCAAATGCTAGACCAGATATGCCATTTATTATTCTAAAAATATTACATGATACCGCATAAATTTTAATACTTGCCGGTTTTAAATAAGTTATTGGTTCAGTTGTTATATTAATACTTATATCATCAATTTTTGAAAAATTACATGAACCTGATGGTTGGAAATTATCAGGATTTAATGCAAAAGAATAAATAAAAACACCAAAAGGAGGAGGAGATAAATGATGTTGAAAAGATTGAATATATGAATAAAAATTTTCATCATAATCTTGTTCTCTATTATAACCATTAAGCTTAATCAAAACTTTTTTGATTAAACTTTTAGCGATATTTTTATTGATACTAGTTGAATAATTAAAAGGTTCTTTATAATACATATTATCTGTAATAATATAATTCATTTGTCCACGAATAATTAGTTCTTTTGTTGGTTGTGAATATCCTAATTTGATTTTATTATTCGCATTAAATATAATTTTATCATTATCGAACTGACAAACATCAATAAGATATTCATGATTTGATTTAGCAAATTTTAATCTTTCCATATTATCTAAATATACGTAATCGACGTATAAAAATGCGTCAACAATTGATGAATTATAAACTACCCTAAAAACAGGATTTGATTTTGATACATTTAATTGTTCATTATTGGATGTGATTTGATTATATAATTTTGTTGTGGGATTATAAACAGTAGTTACATATCCCGAATCGATTCCTGTTAAAATATCATTAGGTTGTAAATTAATAGTTGGATCAGTTTTAATATAACCTAATTTCATTGTGTCATTATCAAAATTAATAAACTGAATATAAGTTTCGCTATTATTTATTGAAATAAATTCGTATGGTTTAAATAAAGATAGTGTGTCAGTTGTATAAATAAAATGACTTGGACCGACGATTAAACAATCTTCAATATTTGAAAATTCGACATTAATTTTTACTTCCGAATTTTCTAACGCAATTATTGGAAGTGATAATGATACATTTTTACAAAACCAAAATTGTAATGGAATACATAAAGTATATTCATTTTTTGAAGAGCTATAATTATAAAGTTCAGGAACATTTCCGATCATGACATCCATTCCTCGACTATTATTATTTTTATTAAGTTCATACCAAATAAACATCCAATCATTATAATGTGTATCAATAATTTTACCGCCAATTTCAAGTTCAATAGTTTTAAGTAATTGAAACCCAATATGGTCAATCCATTTAATTTTAGAATTATTTTGTAAAATAGGAATACTAGGTAAAGTAACAACAACATAAATTTTATTAATCAAATCAGCATTTTTTGCGATCGTACAAGAAACTTTATTACCAAAATTAGCTTTTGTGTTAAAATTTTGTGGCATAGATTCAATTGCAAAATTAGTATGTCTTCTATATACAATTTTAAAAAATGTTATTTGTGGATCTTCTGTTAAATACATATTTTCTATTCCATAAGCAACTAGTTGCATAATTGCACCTGTCATTTTATTTAGGATATCTTAATAATATAATCTAAATAAATTAAAAAAAATAATCCACATATGTTTTTTGTTATAATATTTTTTAATTGATCAAAAAATTAATTCCATGCTTTACCTGCTATACCACTTATCATTCGCATTATATTATAACTACGAGCAATAACATAACTATTTAGTATATCATTTGACTTTAAACTAGATATATCATCTAAATCAAATTCTATTTCAGGCTTGAGTACATAAAAATTAGCATTTCCAGACGGTTGATATTCTAATGGATATAACGAAAAATTATATATTTGAAGACCTGCAATCATATTATTGTAAAATTGATACGGTATTATTTTATTAGTAGCATCTCCATACATTTTATATCTTTCAACAGAATTAAGATATAATATTGACTTGTCTATAATATTATTTTTTAATATCGATTCATAATATGAATTAAATTCATTCTCAATAATTATTTGTTCAGATCCATTCAAATTATTATATAAATATTTATATCTTAATTCATCAGTATTTAATATATTATTTAACATAATTGATCTTGTTTGAATAATTTTTGAATTTGATAAGTCAATAAATTTTTGATAAAGATCATAAATTTTATTATCATAATAACCATTCATAATTGTTTCGTACAAATAAATTAATTTATTTCTCGTTGACATATTTAATTCTGGTAGCATATAGTTAAATGTATAATTATAATATTGTTTTGCTTCAATCATTCTATTTAGTTGGACAAAATAAAAATAATCTTTGATAGGAGATCCTAATGGTAAATGATATTTATTTTGAATTGTTTTTGTTATATCAAGTTGTATTGGATTATTAAATATTTTTCTTTCGTATAAATATTCTAATCTTTTCGTACTAAATAACTCTCTTTCCGTATCGTCTAAATAAATAACTGAATATATCATTGTCATATTAATTTTATTTTTAAAATTAATATCGACATATTCATTTTTAATAATTATATCGTCCAAATTTTTAATTTTAAATATTATTTCTAACTTAGATAATTGTGATGATATTAAAGGAAATGCTAAGCCAGAATTTTGAGAAAAATAAAATGGTATTTCAATAAATAATGTTAACGCATCTTTTTTGTTTGATTGTAATAATAGTTGTTCATTATTGTGTGTTATTTTATTATAAGATATTTGTTGTTGTTTATTATTTAATAAATGATGAAATATGTACATATAATTATCTTTTAGTTCATCAATTGAAACACCATCAATACGAAAATCAATTTTATCAAAAATAAAATCAGCTAAATATGGTATATATGCAACTGTTGGATATTCTGGTCTTGTTAATAAATGTAGTATTAAATTATATAAATTGAATTTACTATTATATTTTGATATTTCTGATTGAATGTAATTTGAATAATATGCATTCATAATTTTATCTAATGTTATTATTGGATTTGCAATCATATCAACACTACTCATAATTTCTGATAAATTAAATTTATAATTTTCAACTTGTTTTTTATTATCTAGAATAAATTGTTCACTTTTAATATTGTCAACAGTATTATAATAATTAGATACAAAATCATTTAACATCAAAAAAATATAATCAGACGTATTTTTAATTTTGTTAATATTTTTATAATAATATTTGCTTCCATAATTACATTGTGAAGTTATTAATTTATTGGTTGATATATTTTTATTAATTATTGTATTTATTAGTTCGTTTATATTCAATCGCTTTAACATATCATAAACTGTTATATCAGTATTATATATACTAATTAACTTTGGATCTATAATTATTTCATTTTTGGTTTTTATGGTTATTAAATTATCAAACCCTAAATCGATCGACTGAACTTTATCATAGTCAGAAATTATATCATTTAATTTTATAATCGATTTATTATGTGTTGTGGTTAAATCTGCTATTTCGCTAATAATTTTTGGTGATATATAAAGTTGATTATTTTGAATATAATAATATTTTGTTAATAATAATGATGTTGTTTCGCCAATATAAAATTTAATATCATTACTATCTATAAAATCTTTATTAAATATAAAATTTGCAGAATTATCATTCAAAAATCCGAAAATTGTTATATTTTTGTGTTCGAATATCATTGGCTTGAACCAAAATTGTGATAAATCATATGTTATACCATTTATATTTATCGATGTAATATTAAAATCTTCTTTATAATCAATATATTTAACTTCAGCATTATAAGTTATATCATAATTATTTGTTAAATATGATTCATAATAATCATTGAAACAATATAACGTGATATTGTCGTTTGAATTATTTTTAACTTCATTTAATAATTTTCTTTTTCTTATCTTGTCAATTATTTCTTCTGTAGATTTATTAAATAATAACTCATATGGAAAATTTACAGCAATATTATTTGTATATGTTTCAATTGTAACTGGATATAATTTTGATATATTTTCATCTGATTTATTTATTTTAATTAGACAATGTGTGTTATTCAGCAAAGTATCATTAATCGTAATCGTATCGAAATTATTATTTTGATTTTGTTGTTCGTTTGATAAACTTAATATTAGTGAACTCACATTATATGATTTTTTTTGTTGATCATCATGTAAACTATCATAAAAATATGTATTAATTTCTTCTTCCGTTTTTTCGATTTTAATATATTGCGTGGTAATTGAACTGGCTATAAATATATTGACATATGTTGATATTTCATTATATACTTCCATCGAATTATTTTGACTATGTTCGTTTAAATATTTAATGCGTGCTAATAATTCACTATATAAATTATATCCATGTAATGTATCAAAATTGTCATAAATAAATTTCATTAAATGTAAAATTGGATATTTTGATAATTTAATTCTTTTATTATAATTCCAAACAGCAATAATTAAATTTGCTGCATAATCTTTGACATGTGTATTTGTGTTTCTGAACATATAATCAATAAAATTAGCTTGTGCTGCGAAATTAAATAAATATGTATCATGATCATAAGTTGTATATTCATCATTATTTAAAATATATATTGGAATATTTGATGTTGGATATAAAATTATATTTTTTTCTGGAATGTCTAATTTTAAATCTATTACTGCTTCTTCATAGTTCGAATATTTTTCTTTTATTTTATTTTCTATTGTAACACCAATATTAATTTGTTTTGATGGAAAATTATATTCAATATGTTTAATATAACCGACTAAAAGTTCTGTTGTTTGTTTGTCAATATTAAACATATCACAATACATATCATAAATCGCATTTATAATTTCAGTTTTTTGTTTTTCAATTATAAAATCATCAAATTTGTTATAAAAAGTTATCGTTAGATTTGCTAAATAATTTAGTGCTTTTAATGGATATTTATTACAAATTTTTTCTGAAAATAAATTTAAGTTCAAAAAATTATTCGGTTGTAAATAATATTCATAATTTAAATAGTTAAAAAATATTATTGGCTCAAACATATTTGATGTTACGTTAATATTGATTGAATTATTTATTTGTTGTGACAAACCTATAATTGAATGACCAGCTTGAATATATGTATATAAATTTGCGTAATGGATTATAGAATTAATGAAAAAATAATCAGAATTTTCCAAAATATTTGGTATATATTCATCTATTACATGATAATCTAATTCACATGAACTAACATATTTGAAAACATCAATATTTTTTTGTATTATTTTATTATTTTTACCATAATTTGAAATATTGTTATAATCATATTCAAAAATTTTGTCTATATTATGTTTTAAATCTATTTTCTCAATTTCATGATTATGTTCATTAAATATATATACATATTCATTAGGTAAATCAGTTTTTCTATAAAGATTAAAATAATATATCGAACTATTTTTATTTAAATTTTTTTTATCTTTTTCAACTTCACCATTTATTATTTGTTCAACAGAATATCTAATATTTTTTAAATAATCAAAAATTAATATACCGATTGAACCCGTATCAAAATTATATTGTATTTCTGTTGGGTTAAAAATTAAATCGTATTCATTTTTTGTCATTATTATCTGATAATATTGATATATTATGTTTCCTATCGGATGATTTAATAACGAACTATTTAATGCTGTAATATCACTGACATTATTATTGTATAGATATAATAAATATCCATTTAAAATTGGAATATCATTATATGTTTGAATTATATTGATTTTTTCATCAACTAACAAATTATTGAAAACATTTATACAATCAATTATTTTTTTCGACACACTAATATTTTGCATTGTAAATAAAGTTATGTTTTTATTACTAATATCTTCGCCCATATAATTTTTATTCATTAATTCAGACATAAAAAATGTTCCCACATAATCATTGATTATGATAGAATTTAAATCTGGAATGTCAAATAAAATAAATTTATTCCCATTATTTATTGTTCCTTTTTTATTATTTAATATATTTGACAAATCTGATTCAAGAATTTGTCTGTCATATTTACTATCATTTTCATTTATTTTATTATAATAAAAATTAAAATTATATAAATCAATAATTTGATTTAAATTCGATTCAATAAAAGATCTCTTATATGTTTCATTTAAAATATTGATATTTGATATTTGTGAATTTAATTGATTCATTAAATTAATATTTAATGTATTCGCATCATTGATTTTATATTTTGTATATGTTGATTGAAGTATTGATTTTATATATTCTGACGGATTATTAAAATTCAATATATAATTATACGAACTATTAATGTCAGAAAAATATTTTTCTGTATTTGAATTGTTATAAATAAAATCAATATCTGTTTTTTTATTTTTGAATGTTGTGTAATTTGTCTCAAAGTATTGAATAATATTTGTGAATAAATCTAATATCCGACCATTATTCTGAATTTTATGATATGTGTACGGCACCTTGAATTTTGTTAAACTTATTGGATATGTGATTAATTGTGTTTTATTTAAGTAATTTGTATTCGCTAATTCTGCTATAATGTTTGTTGATGTCGAATTTAAATATGTATCAACATATGATTGTACATTTGTCCCAATATCATCAATATCACTTAAGCTACCATATAATTTAACATATGCGATATATTGATCATCAATAAAATTTAAAAAATTATTATATGTTGAACTATTAGCATTATTTTCTAACACCCCAATCAAATAATTTCTTAATTGCTGGCTTGATATTTGATCTGTTGTTTTATCAGTTAAATAACTATACGCGTCTGGTAATTTAATTACTTGATATTTCGGATCAATATAATCAGACATTTTTAGTAAATAATTTTTATCATCAACAATACTAGTACATCCATCAAAAAGAGAACAAAAATAATATGTACTGGCGATATTGGTTAGAATATAAATAAAATATTTCAAACATTGATATAATGATTTGGTAATAAGATTTGTGTTAATAATTGTATATTTTGTTTGATCGGTAATATTTAAATGATTAACAGCATAATCAATTAAACCACAAATTGAACTAAATGATGATTTATTAAAATAATTACTAAAAATATAACCAAATGTATTTTCTGGAAAAATACCAGTCATATTAATTTGGTCACCATATATTTTACTGAAATAATTTAACAATGAATGTATGTTATACAAAGTAATTGAAATATAATAATCTGATTTATAATATTTTTTACCATCAACATCATTTACATTAAAATTACATTTTAATGTAGGTCCTATATGTTCAAGAGAAATATCAAATGTATTTACATTTTCGTTAAAAAATATCGTATATTTATTATATGTTATACTTTTGTCATACGAGTAAATAAAATCAATATCATTATTATACATTACAGAAATTATATAATTGTATAAATAAAATATTCGATCATAATAATCTAAGTTTTTGATATAAATAATTTTATCACATGTTTTATATGATTTTAGTAATATAATATTCGTGTTTATTAATTCTGTCGGTAATATATTACTAATAATTGCAATAGTCGAATCAATATCATCTGTTGTATTTTTATTACATAAATCAATAATATACCTTTCTAAGTCAATCGTAAATATTATTTCATTATCTTTTTCATATAAATTTTTTATTTGTTGAATCTTCTCTGGATAAGTTGAGTACAATGTCGTATTATTAAGTTCGGATATAAAATCAAATGAAACTATTAATTGATAATTAATTATTTTATCTAATACATTTCTTAATATAGCAGATCGTCTTAAATTATTATTAGATGTGTTATTAAATAAGTCAATTACAAATTTTTTAAGATTTGCCGTAAATAATGTCGCATACACATTTATTGATAGACTTTTATAATAAAGGTCTATAATATTTTTTCCAATATAAATATTAGTTGATATATCATCAGTCGTATTAAATAATAATATCATTGGTGTATGTGATATATTATAAATAAAATTGAAATCGATATTTTCAACACCGTAAGGAACTATTTGATCTTTTAGTTTGATGATTATTTCTTGTATAGATTCAATAGCATAACTATTACAAATATAAATAATTGATCTGCATACGTTTCTAGTAAATACGAGATTATAATTTTTTTTTTCGATAGCCAAATTTACTAATAATATTATGTCGTATATGTATTTACTATTTGTGCTCATAATATTCGTACTATTCAAATCTTTTATGAATCTTGTTTGGTCACCGCATAAAATATCAATATCATTAATAACTGTTTGAGATGAATTTGTGATATATACGAAATCATATACAAAATTATTGGTTTTGGTGTATATAAGTTTAATAATTTGTCCATTCAAAACATTAACATCATTTTCAAAATTAAAAATATGTAAATTATTTATTATGTCATTTGTAGTTATATTTTTCATAATCGATTTATAAGTAAAATTATTTATATATTCGTTAATGCTTAAAATTGAAATTTGATTATTCAATCCAAACACAAAATCAGATAACAAATTTGATGTTACAATATTATATTTTTGTTCAGTAAATGTTGTTAATGTCGTAACATATGTGTTTAACAATATATTCGCTCTAAAATAACTTATTGCGTTCTCTCTTAAATATATATCAGAATTATTTAATGGATTGATTGGTAATTGATAAACTGTCGATTCATTAACATTAATTATTTGTGATATAATTATATTTTTTGTATTTTCGGTGATATAATTATTCGTAACTAAGTAACTTAACGATGTAACAATTTCTGTGTTATTATAATTTATAATTTGTTGACAAAATGTATCAATTATATTTTGAGGATTTGAATAATCATTTAGAACTGTCGAACGAGTTAAATATATTTGGATATATAATTTAATACAATTATTAATTATATCAAACAGATCATCATAAAATAATTTAGTTGTGTATATGCCTGTACTAATAAGATTAATTATATTATTATCGATGTTAAAGTATGATTCATTTGTTGAGCTTAAATATGTTTTAAAATTATTTAAGTTATCGAGCAAAATTGATTTATTACTAATATTACCAACATTATATATAATTCGTTTATTTAGACATTGGGCTGCTGTATTATTAAATGTCGATTTGTTAATAATAATATTATTTAATATCACGTCTTTTCCTCCAAAAGCTGATATAAACCATTGCAAATATACATTTCCTCTAAAAAAACTTAATGATTTAATTTTATCATATTGTCCTTCGGATGAAATACTTGATATATCGTTATAGTCATTAACATTCAAAATATTGGACATTATATTATTTTTGTAATTTTCATCAATGATTTGATTGTTTATTAAATTATCTAACTCATTGATTATAATATTTTTGTCTGTGTAATCTGTGACATATTGATTAAATCTATTTATCACAATATCAGCAATCGAATTATCAATTTTATTAAAATAAAGAAAAAAATAAGTTTTAACATAATTATTTATAATATCAAAAATTGATTGATAAGTTAGTGTGTTATTTTGTAATATATAATTTTTTAATGATATTGTTATGTCAGAATAATTTTCATTTATATTATCTTTATTTTTTATCAACGTATTAAATGATATTTGTGATATTATGTTTAAAAATATAAGTTGTGGATTTATTAATGATGACCGATATAAACTTAACGCATTTTTACGTAAATATCCATCCGATATTATTGGATCTGCGGGCAAACTATAAATATTATCCATAGATGTAACATTGACAACATCATTAATAATATTTTGTTTAATTTCGTTGGTAATTATTTTACTATTGATTAAAATATTAAGTGACGCTATTACTTCATCATTATTTGTAAAATTGGTGATATTATTACAAAATAAAGTTATAATATTATTTTTTGATGAAGTAGATATATCTGGATTTATAGCATTATCCAATACCGATGAACGTTTAAGATATATTTGATAATATGATTTTACACAGTTATTTATTAAATTATTCAGTTCGTTATTAAGTAGATAATTTTTATCGACAATATAATTAATTAATATTGTATCGATATCAAAATATGATTCGTCATTTGCTGATGATATATTTGATTTAACAATATTTAAATTTGTGATTAATATGTTTTTATTTTGATCAGAATTATTAACATAAAGTGGTATGTTATCATATATTGTATTTTTGATCGGAACATTCAACAAATTAATTGGATTTAAATCATTATTAGTATAAATTGGTGTAGGATATATGTTGTTTTTTTCGATTTGCCCTAATGTGTTAATAATATAATAAATATTTTCGACAGTATATATATTATTTATTAATTCAATAATTTTATCGGTAGTTATATATGTTTCACTGTTATTTATTAAAATTGGTGTAATAATGTTTCTTAAATAATTTTCATTTAAATATAATTTTGAGTTAATATAATTTAACACATGTGAGTCAATTCGTTTCGGAAATTCATTAATTGTGTTATATATCATTTTAGAATTTAATGTAAAACTATTTGATATGATATTAAATAAATTATAAGTAGTATCAGTTTTATATGTATTATATTCATTATCAGCTTTATAGTCTGCTAATTTTTCTAAAGAAATTATGTCATTATTGTACATCTCAAGTTTTAACTTATTTTTATCATAATACATAGATGGATCTTTAAAAGCACTAACAAATATATAACCAAAATCTTGAATTAATAAGTTGATTATGTTGAATATATTTGTGTTGTTTTTATTAAATATTTTATTATAAATATCATATAATGATAAAACAAATATGTCATGCACAAATATACTGTTTGAAATATAATCAGAATTATCAATTACACTTATATTACGTGAATCATTGGCGAAACCATTATAAATATAATAGTTGAACGAAACTATTTCATCAATATTACTAATATTCTGACGTATCATCCAAATATTTTCGAGTGACGAATTAGTTAATTGTTTAGAAATATAATATTTTTTGGTGTATACATTATAGTTTAATTTTTCGCCAATAATATTAGGATAATCATCGGTGTAATATAAAACAAATCGTATTTCTGAATCATTTAATCCTTGTAATTCATAGCGCGTATCTTTTGATGTTGGGATAAATGATTTAAATTGATTAATAATCATTGAATGTTCAATTTCAGTATTTGACATTTCAATATTATTTTTATAAATTTGAATACTTGTATCAGCATAAATTTCTGAATAATTATTGTTTGTGTTTATTACATGATATATTTTATAATAATAATTTATGTTATAAACATCAGAACCAAACGAAATTGTTTTATAACAAACTAAATTATTGTAAGGAACTATATAATTTAAATTCATAGTGTCAAATAATAAATTATATGGAATTGATGATAATTGTGATGATTGTGTGAATGGAAATAATTTAAGTTTCAATAAATTTTTATCAGGTATTGGGTCAACAATAATTTTATTTTCTGGCTGAATAATTTGAATTAATTTTAATTCGATATCATTATATTTAATTATGTTTGGAAAATTCGTATTATTAAAAATAATTAAAAATATAGACGAAACATCAAATGAATTAACAAAAGATAAATCTTTAACGTTTGAATAAGTTTTATAAATATTTTTAATGACTGATAATTTTACGATTAATTTAAAAATATCATTATTATTTTTATTCTTATAAATATTTTGATAAGAATTATTAATAGATGTTATATAATCACTAAAATTATTTTTAATTTTGACAGAAATAATATTGTCAGATAAATTTAATCCCAATGACGCGGCATATGAAGATAGTTGATTTTTATTTTGTTCGATATCTAAATTTAAATTATAGTCTAACATATTGATTGTGTTTTTTAAAGTTAATGTTGATAAGTTAAAAAATTGATTTAACACATTAAATATATACATAGGATTTTGAATTGTAGTATCAAATGCAGTATTTATATTTTTATTTATACTTTGTAAATATTCAACCTGTGTTATAAAATCGGTTTTTTTATTAAATGTATTAAAAAATGTACCTGATTCAGTTATCAACGGAATATATGGACTTAATATTGTTAAATTTTTAATATTAAATGGTTTCGTTGAATTAATACAAGTTAATGTTGATGTATTATTATTATATTGGTCAAAACTTAAAAACGCAATCGGTTGTAAATTAAATATGTTATCATTGTTCGGATTTTTATATTCTTCATTACTTACATCATTAATTACATAAGTCAAATAATTAGCAGAACTTAACATATTAACAAAAGTATGTAATTTATCATTTTCAGAATTATTAAATTTATAGTCAATTGTGAATTCATATGTATAATTTAAATTATTAGTTGATTTTGTAATCGTACAACTTGATACTGATATAGGAAATTTTAATATTCTAAATTTGTCGTCATATATATTTTTTGAAACAATATTGACGATAAGATATTTGTTAAAATTATTTAGTTGGTTTGAAGAATTTGTGAAAGTGATAATATTGTTGGTATAATTTAAATTAACAATGTAGCCAACATAATCAAAATATATATTAGAATCGATTATTTCAGTTGTTGGTTTAAATTTGTTAATTTTTGTTATCATTATTGGAACAATATTTGTCTGGTCAGTTTTATCAACAAACACAATATATTGAGGTATATCAATTAAATTATTATCAAAACACGCAATTTTTCCTGATACTTTAAGGTCAATCATATTATCATTTATATGTTGATAATTAAAATTATTTAACATATAATTTTGTCTAAAAAATTCGATAGGCATTGTATCAAAAAGTACTTGATTTTTAATATTATCAAAATAATCAGATGAAGAATATAATTTGATATCCTTAGAATGAAAAATAGTTTTTGTATTATAATTAATAAGGTTTTTACTAATTAAATTTTCGTTAAGTTTGTCGGTATAAATAGTATTATTCATAGCATTAAGAAGCTTATAATAGTTTATTAAATATGTCTCATTTGTATTTGAATAATAATTATTTTCATTAAATAAGTTCAAGTTAATAAAATTATATCCAAGACTATTATTACCGTCGAATTTATTTTTATTATTATTGAATATATTACGCGAATTATAATATAATGATTTTGTTATTTGTTTGCTATTATTTGGATTAACATCCAAATACATTAAATTACTTGATTCGAATATGTTATATATTTTTTTTAAATTATTATTACCATCAGATGTTATCGGATCAAAATAAGTTAAAAATTCAATAGTCGGTTTATCTGTTTTTAATATTTGTATCCAAGTTCTTGTTAGTTCAGTTAAGTTAAAAAATATGGACATGTTTTTGTTATAGATATCAATTGTATAGTCATAAAAATCATCTAAAATAAAATTTAATAACTCACTATCGATAGAACTATTATATTCAGCGATTAATTCTGGTAGTTCTAATTTAACGAAAAGTTTAAAAAGTAATTCACCAGTATTTGGGATAGGTATAATATTATCTGTTCCATATTTTATTTGATGAATTGAAGTCAAAGTATCGATCGAGAAATTATTATATCTACGAAAGACAGTTTTAAAAAAAGTTATATCAGGATTTTCGATCAAATATTTATCTTGTGTGCCAAAACTTATTAATTGTAATAATCCTCCGGTCATATTCTTATAATGAGTTAATATAATATTATAAATTGACCTTTAAGATATTTTTATGAATAAAAATTAACTAATTTATTCATAAATTAAATATTTAATACTAAACCAGCTTTGCCATACGCAAATTTTAATACATTATAATTATGCGTATAAATTGCCAGTTCTATTTTTTTCCCATTACTATTATTTATATATGTATCATCAAATATAAATGTCATTGTTTTTAGATCTATTCTATTAAAATTACATGTTCCAGATGGTTGATAATCTTCTGGATTTATAGCAAATGAATAAGAATTTAATCCATAATTTGGAGATTTAGAATTATGTTGATATGCTTGAACCATATTTGTATACAATCCGTCAATTTTATTAAAAAGTGATACACCTTGAAGATTTAATGAAGATAATTTAATTGGATTATTGTTATTAATTTTTTGTACAAAAGCTTGACTATTCGGAGTATAAGATGATGTTTTAGTATAATCGGTGTTATAATTATATTTATAATTTTCTTGAACAAAATTGTCAAACTCAATATATACATCTTCATTATTAATATTAATTATTGTATATGTTCCACAATAGTATAAACTATTTAATATGTTAATTTGGTCACCAATATTTAAATATTCACTAATTTTTTTGTCAACAGTTCTAACTTTAACCATTCTTCGAGTATTTGCTTTATATAAACCATGACTATATTCATCAGTATCATTAATAAATTCATAAATATCAATATAATTTGAAGTTGAATAATCAAAATATTTAAGTCTAATAATATTTTCATAATCTCTTACAACCCAAAATAATTGTTTAATAGGGTGAAAAAATGTTAATTCGACATCTTGTTTAATTGTATTGATATTTGGTATTTTTAAAATTTGTGTTTGATTTATTAAATATTCTTGACTCATTTGAGCAAATTTAGATCTTTCTTCAGTGTCCAAATATACATAATTACAAATTAATGATACTGATTCTAAATGCACCAAATCTTCAATAACAAACTTATCTTTTAATTTTTCATAATAACAACAATTTGCTGTGTCATTTAACCATATATTTACTTTAACATCATGAAAACGTAAATAAATCAAAGGTAATGATAAACCAGTATATTTATTAAACCAAAAATCAAATGGAATATACATGATATAACTAGGTTTAATATTGTCATTGAAAGTAGTCAATTCTTGAATATTACCTATTAATTTTGAATAAGTAGTGTCATGCATAATTTTATTTGTTAATTGATAATTTATATTTAATTTTACAGCATCAGTAAAATCGATAACTTTTCCCCCAATCATAATTTCAACTTTATTTATAATTTGATTACCTAAAAAATCAACCCAAGCAAAATTGATATTTGATCTTGTATTTTTTTTATTAATTTTTTCATTTAATAACAACATTTCATAAATATGTTGTTTTAATATATTTATTTGTGATGTGAAATTATTTAATAAATTATTAAGATCATTGACAACATCTGGTACATCGACAATATAAATATTAAAATAATTATCAAAATCAACATAATGTTTGATGGTTGTATTATAATCAATAATAATTGTGTTATCATGAATATCATTATTAATTTGATTATTTAATAATAATTTAAATGTTCTATCAAAGTTAATAATTATGTCATTAAGTTTATTAATTTCATAATTATAATTCATTTTTGTTTTTAATAAATTATATCTCGTTTTAATTTCAGTATAAGTTAAGTTACTGATATTTAACATAATTTTCAGCTGTTGAATTATGTTGTAATTAACGATGTTAAAAAAATTTTGTATTATATTATATTTAAAATATAACTCATCATAATTAGTTTGATTATTTTCAATAATATCACTATAAATAGCTTTTTCAATAGCAATTTTTGGAAGCACAATTTTTAAATATAATCGATTAATCAAATCACCAGATTTAGATAAATTACAACTTAAATAATTTCCAAAATTTTGTGTCCCATTTAATGATTCTTCAATGTATTCCATTGAAAAATTAGTATGTTTTTTATAAACAGTTCTAAAAAAAGTAATTTGTGGATTACCTATTAAAAAAACATCATGTATACCATATGATGCAATTTGTATTAAACCACCTGCCATAATAATTAATAATAAATGACAATTATTTTTTTATTATTAAACATATATAATACATGCTTAATAATATTTTTTTAATTAAAATAATCAGAGCATTAATTTTGTTCCTAAGCTTATATTTTGTCGTAAAATATTTACCTGTTGGTAAAATACCTTATTCTGAAATAATTATGATTTGTTCAACTGCTATTATTGTTCAAACATTACTTGATATTTATCGACCGATTATTATATTTAAGGAAAAAATTTAAAATTATATGGCACCATGTATAATTACATCTGCAATTTTACATTGACAAAAATCACATATTATTGGTATCATATTATCAATTTTATTCCCTGATACTTCAATAATAGGTTCTGTCGTTTTATTTTTTAATGTTGCTCTTGATGAAATAGCATTGCGTAATTTTACTAAAAATTTTTCTGTTTTTTCTTCGTTATTAAATTTATTAATAGGTATATTTTCGATTGTCGTAATATGTTTTCTTGAATTACGTTTAGCAATTCGGATATTTATTTTATAAAATATATTTGTATCAAATAAATTTTCGTCTAAATTATCATTTTCTTCTAAATTGTTTCCATTTTTTTCTTGTTTAAGTTGTTTGAGTTTATTTTCAGTTTTCAATGCTTTTCTTGATTTAATTCTTGAATATTTTGTTTTTTCTGTATTATTTGAATTTTCTATTTTTTCAGATTGCTCATCATCATTTTCATTATTGTCAAAATTATTATTTTCATTATTTTCGAATAACATATAATCAATAAAATATATAATATACATAATGACAAATGTATAAATAATTTATTTTTTAATAATAAATTAAAAACTTGTTATTTTATTTATAATTGTTGTGTTAAGTTTATTAATTGATTATTAATATATTGAGTATGTTCATAATATTTATTAAAATCAAGTTTTTTTAAAATTTTTTTCATACACATATTACTAATTTTTGTATAATCATATATTCTTAGATGATTAAGTTCTTCTTTAATTGTATCTAAATCTTTACCTTGAATTTGTTTTAATCGTTCTAACATGTAATCATTACGTGTTTAAATATATGTTTTTTTGTTAGACATTATGTGTGTTATGTTTATAAATAATTACAACTAACATATAAAAAAATAAAAATTCAAATTTTTATTTTTTTATATTTATGTAATATTTTGAGATTATATTAAATTTTAAATTGATGGAATAAATTGGTAATTTTTAAGTTTACAAATTTTTTCCCAAACAATATCTTGATCTTCTAAATTAACACGAGACTTTAATAAAGGAAAATGTGGTAAAAATTCATCATATTCTAATAATTCACATATTTTATGAATGATATAATTATAATTTAAAAAATTTTTACGTTTTTTAGGTCTATACATAGCAAATGGCTTTTGGATTTCTTTAAACATTCGTTTTATATTTTCTTCTTGTTCTCTTGTCATTGTCGGAGGAGGAATACCATTTAAATTATTAATAATATGATGTGTATGTTCATAAAATTTATTAAGTTTGAGTTTTTTCAAAATTTTTTTCATAAATTTATCATCTAAAATTTTGTAATCATATATTCTTTGTATTTTAAGTTCTTCTTTAATTTTATCGTAAACTTCTTGTTCAATTTCGGTTGATTCTTTAGCTTGGAATTGATTTAATATTTCTGAAAGATGATTACCGCGTTTATAAGCACAAGCTTTTGATTCTATTATTGAGTCTTTATAATTAGGTTTATCAGATTCGAGCTGAATAGGTTCAGAATCACCACATTGAGTACAAATTAAATAACCATCGTTAGCGTAAATAGTTTTTTCTATTTTACATTTTGGACAAAGAGAAATTGAGTGCACATTTTTTGATTTATGAACAGCAACATTATGAACTATTTTCATATATTTTTCATAAAGTTTAGATCTATCTGTATTTAAATTAATGATATCTTTTTTTTTAAATAGATCATTAATGTTAATAATGGTTTGCTCATTACAAGGTTTTTGTTTTGAATTGTTGTAATATTCAAATAAAATATCCAATGTATTATCATAATAATCTAGTTCTTGTGATCTATTTAATAATTGATTAAGTTCAATTTCCATATTTTCGAGATCATTTTTAAGTTGTGCTTTTTTGTCAATTATACTATTGGTCAAAGTATTCAAAGGTATTTTATTGATGTCATCATATTCTTTTTTTATTTTTTTATAAAGTTTTTTTTTTTTAGCCAAAGAATCGTGTTGACTTACAAATTCAATCAATTTTTCATGATGTTTAGTATCTAATGTTGTATTTACATTATTTTTATTACTGCTAATATATGTGGAATATTTAGTGCGCTTATCACGAAAAGGATTATGACAACTAGAAACTTTTTGATGTGTTATATTATTGTCTTGTTCGAATGTTAACATTAACCAGTAGGATGATAGATATAATAGATATAGACTAATTATTTATTTAAATAATCTAAAATACAGATTAAGTAAAAAATTAATATTTATTATTGATTAATAAATGATTATAAGATTAGTTTGTTTATTTTCAATAATATTACTATATATTACTTTATACAAAATATCTTTTGGTGACATAATTTTTGATTATTAAAAATAATTATAATGTTGTGTCGTTCGATTATTAATATTAAATTGTATGATGATAGTTGAATACGTTAACTAATTATTTAAATAAATAATCTAAAACATCGATCAAATAAATAAAATGATTAAAAATATCAAATAAAAAAAAAATAATTTATAGTTTTGCGTTTTTAGAAAAAATTTTTTTCTTTTTATATAATATATAAAAAACATGGGAGGAGGTTTAATGCAATTAGTCGCTTATGGCGCACAAGATGTTTACTTGACCGGTAACCCACAAATAACCTTTGAATAAAGGGTAGAAAAGCATCACGCTCTAACTAAGGTGGATAAGTTAGAGAAACCCGTTTAGTTTTCCACATCACAATATATTGTGATACAACAGATGCTAGTTGATAAAATAATATTTTATCAGCTACACTATCAAAATGCTGGAAACCCCTAAAATTTTTATTACCAAATTTAAATGGAAACATTTAAGTGGCCAAGAGTAAAAACTTGGGTATGGTAAAAATATAAAAAATTAAGATCATATATATGATCTTGAATGGGCAATCAGCAGCCAAGTTCTAAATTATAAAGAATAAAATTAGTATAAAGACATAACTATTGATATATATTATATGGGGATAATTTATTTAATTAAAAATAAAATTGATGGAAAATGTTATGTCGGTCAAACAATCAGAACATTAGAAAAAAGATGGTCTGAACATTGTAAACCAAATGATGAATGTATTGCTTTGAGAAATGCAATTCAAAAATATTCGCCTAAAAATTTTGATGTATCAGTTATAATGATAACAACTGATGACTTGTTAAATGAATTAGAACAAGAAAACATCATTAAATATAATTCGTTATACCCGAATGGATATAATATACAAACAGGTGGATCGAAAGGAAAAAAGCATTGTGCTGAATCAAGAGAAAAAATGAGACAATCAAAATTAGGTAATAAAAATCCTAATTTTGGAAAACCAAGGAATGATGAAACAAAAAAGAAAATTAGTTTATCTAAACAAGGTGAAAAACATCATTTTTATGGAAAACATTTAAAACTTGATCATAAACTTAACTTAAGTAAAGCACATAAAAATGATGATTTGCCTATGTATATGGTACATATTAAAGCAAGACCAGAAGTTTATCAATCTGAAGGTTATGGTATTATTAATCATCCAAAAGGCAAAAAAAAATGGTTTACAAGCAAAAAATTGACACTAAATGAAAAATATGATATTGCATTACAATATCTTAATGATCTAAATTCTTTATAATATGAATGCTGTTCAACGACTAGATGGTAGTGGGTCGAATAATTATTAATAATATTATTTGGCTTAAGGTATAGTCTAGCCCTGATGAGAAATCATTGGGTAAAGCGTTTTTAAGGTCGTATACAGACGCCACACAAACTTCGCTATAGAAAATATTGAGCAAGTATTTAATGGTGCTGCTAATTTTGGGCGTAGAGTTACCTGCCAAATTAGTAGAAATGGTGATTTGATCACTAAAATGTATCTCCGAGTTATTCTTAGCGGTTTAACTCTTGATAGTAGTAATAAGACATGGGCATGGATTAGCCGTGTCGGTCATAGTTTGATTGATAATGTCGAACTTGAAATCGGTGGTACTCGTATTGACAAACAATATGGTAACTGGTTAAATATTTGGTACGAACTTGCTCGTAACTTTGCACATGATCGTGGATATGATGTTATGATTGGAAACACTACTGAATTAACTACTTTAGCACAATCACATGGTGATGCAATATTATATATTCCACTTAAATTCTTCAATAATCGTAATGATGGATTAGCAATTCCACTTATTGCTTTACAATATCATGAAGTTAAACTTAACTTTGAATTCTCACAATTAAATACTTGTGTCAATCATAATGCTAATGTTACTGATACTGATCTTGCTGAATTAACTTTCAATACTGCATCATTATTTGTTGATTATGTTTATCTTGATACTGAAGAACGTAAGAGATTTGCTCAAGCTCAACATGAATATCTTATTGAACAATTACAATTCACTGGTTCTGAATCTGTTAATTCGTTATCTCAGAAATTCAGACTCAATTTCAATCACCCATGCAAAGAATTAGTTTGGGCTTTAAGACTCGGTCGCTATACTTCTGGTAATACATTCTTAGCATATGATGCAAAAGATATTGAAAAAACTAGAATCATTGCTACGAAGAGATTAGTTTTAGCTCTCGCAACTTATGTAGCATCAGGAGCATCTGCTGGTAAATTGGCATTAACTGATGATAAAGTGGTTGCATATAGTGGTACTTTTACAAATGTGTTTACTCGTATTAATCCAATAGCAATAAATGATGAACCGGATATGGATAATATAACTATTCTTGGTGATTTGTTAACCTTAGAAGAAATATCAATGACTGTTGAAAATCTTGTTATTTATACTACTACTGCACATACTACTACTGTCGCATTTGCTCGTAATCCTGCTGTTATTACTGGTGGAGTTGCAGCTGGTACTGATGGTGATTCGAAATTTGATATTGTTTTAAGACAACGAGATAATTATGGTGTTTATATCAATAAGAGCGGAAATCCAATATTCAGAGTGTTACTCCAATTAAATGGTCACGATAGATTCTCTGAACGTGATGGAAGTTATTTCAATTATGTTCAACCATATCAACATCACTCTAATACTCCAGCTGATGGTATTAATGTTTATTCATTTGCTCTTAATCCAGAAGAACATCAACCATCTGGCACTTGCAACATGTCCCGTATCGATAATGCTACGCTTAATCTTACTTTTGGTCGTTATGCATCAGATAATGATTTCAAGAGCAATTATCTTGCAGAAGATTCAAACATTGATATCTTCGCAACGAACTACAATGTTTTAAGAATCATGAGTGGTATGGGCGGGCTTGCCTATAGCAATTAAGAAGGATAAATAAAAAATTGAAATTTAAACTAATTTAAAGAATTGTCAATATATTTATGTATATATTAACAATGCAACATTTAGAACAAGCAAATCGACCAGTCGAAAATACTATTCCAAGATTTATAAACAGACATAAACAAGTAACAGAATTAGTTAAACGTGTTACGAAAACAGTTACAACAAAAGAAATCAATCATGAAGATGTGATATATAATGATAAACATTATGTTGTTTGTTGTATACCATTTAATGATGAATATAAAATGTTTATTGTTGATGGTGATGATAAACTTAAAATATTAAACAAAGGATGGTGTTATAGATCAGAAGGTGGATACGTTTCATGTAATTATTATGTTGAAGATGTTCAGAAAGATTTGTATCTTCATAATTTTATAATGAATAAATTAACATTCGAAGGGAAAGGACAACAACAAACAATCGATCATATTAATAGAATAGGTACAGATAATCGTAAATCAAATTTAAGAGAAGTTAGTTCACAATCAGCACAAAATTTTAATCAAAAACGTCGAGAACGAACAACAGAATTACCACCAGATTGTGGTATAACAGTTGATCAATTTCCAAAAAATATTTATTATGGAGGTCCAAATGATGGACATGGTGATTTTTTCTATATTGAAATTAGAGGAGTTTCTGCTTTAACTAATGAAAATAATATTAAACACAAGTATTATAACAATAGTAAATATGTATGGAGATCGACCAAATCAAAAAAATCCACCTTAAAATTAAAATTACAAGAAACAATAGATCAGTTGTTATATCTTAAAAAAAAATATCCAGAACTTAAAGATATAATTATTGATAACACAACAGAAGAAAAAAGAGGACAATTGACTTATGAATACAACGAAATTTTAAAATTAAGTCATTATCCGATTGAAGTTGTCAATGCAAATATTCAAAAATTTAAATCTGAAATAACCGATTTAAATATTATTAAAAAAAATAATGAACCGATAACTAAACCAATTATTGAATCAATAACAGAACAGACAAATCCAATAATTGAAAATCAAGAAGATTTACAACCAGTTTTACGCAAAGTAAAAAAGACTGATAAAAAACCAATAACAGAACTAACAGATCCAATAATTGAAAATCAAGAAGATTTTAAACCAATTACGCATAAAGTAAAAAAACTAAAACCAACAACAGAACCGAATATTGAACCAATTATAGAACCAAAAATAGATTCGATAATTGTAAGTAAAGAAGAATTAAAAAATGTTGATAATAAAATGGAAACAACAGAAAAAAATCAAAAAACAGAATTAGAACAGTTAGAAATATTAAAAAAAATTAAAGCTACTGGAAGAAAATCAGATAATCTACTTGTATTACTTGAGTATGGAATTAATCCTGAAGATGTCCCAAAATATTGCCATTTCCAAAAAGCAAGTGAAAAACGAGGATGTAAATTTATTATTGATAGACATCCTAAACTAATCGAACGAGAAGGACGTCGAACATGGTCAACAAAAGAAACAAAAAGTATGTCTGTCAAAGAAAAATTTAATGAGTTAATAAAAAAACTCGAAGAATTAAACTCTTAATTTATTTTATGTTTCAAATAATTATTATGCATTAAACTCATAATTATTTTTCTCATGAATTAATTTCTTAATCATTTTAACTGTTATATGTTTGTTTTGACCTAAATCTAACATAGTCAAATTGTTTAAATTTTTTATCAAATAAATAATAGGATGGTATCATGGCAATGTTTTGTTATATTATATATAATTTTCGTTAACATTTGTTTTCATAAGCATTCACAAATCACTTTTAACTAATTTATATTATATATTGGAAATGTGCACAGTATTTTGTCATTGCAATTAAATGATAATTATTATTATTTAATTATTGAATAAGATGATTTTATATATGATGGATGATAAAACAATTTAGAGAGATAACAAATTTAATATTAATATTAATTATATGGAAGTTCCAATCAAATCCGAATTACAAATCGTCCCAAAAGAAGAAAAAAAACAAGAAACTGAAAAAGGATCAGCATGTGACCCAATATCAACACCAACCCTAACCCAAACTCCGACACCAACAGCTGAACCAAACCCAGAACTAAAACCAAAACCAAAATTAGAACCAAAACAAAAAAAAGAAGTTGAAATAGATTATTTAACTGAAGATTCAGTTATTCCAGATCAGAAATTTGTTTGTATATCAATAATTAAACCAACATCATTAAGTGAAAAGAAATTAGAAGAAATAAATAAAAAAGGAAATGGAAAAAATAATTTGACTGTAAATGGAATTAAAGTTAGGGGATCATATGCGACATATGAAGAAGCACAAAAACGATGTGAATTTTTACAAAAATGTGATCCATATCATAATATATATATCGGTGAGGTCGGTAAATGGTGTCCATTTGAAGATGATCCAACTAAAGCGAAAAATTCAGAATATATGAATAAAGATCTAAATAAATTAATGAAGAATTATGATGAACAACAAAATGAAGCAAAAGAATATCATGAAATAAGAAAACAAGATATGGTTAGGAAAGCAATGGAAGATTTAACAAAACGAAAGAAAGAAAATATTAATAGTAAAATAGCTGAAGTTGAAGCCGAAGTAGAAGAATCAAAAGAATCAAAAGAATCAAAAGAACCAGCAGAACCAACAAGAACTGAAAATAAAGAAAAAATAATAGAATATCCAACAATGGGTAAATTAGTTCCACCAACATCGACATCAACATCAGTACCATCGGAAATTAAAAAGAAAAATAAGAAAAATAAATTAGAAAAATTAAATGAAATGAAAACAGAACTTGAATCGAGTAAAGAAAATCTTACTAAAGAAAAGAAGGAAATTGATGAAAATATTAGTAATTTGCGAAAATTAGAAGACGAATTAGCAGAAAAAATTAAAGAAATGGAACTTGAACAAAGCAAATCGAAATAAATTAATATAAACTAATATAAATCAAAAGACAACATCACGTTATCATATTTAGATCATTAAAATATTATATCAATAATAATATTTTGATGTTTAATAAGCATAAAAATAAAAATAATTTGTAACACAATAAATATTATAATGAATATTAACAAATTAATGATAACAATAATATTGATATTAGTTGCATTAATAATATATCAAATAATTAAACAAACAACACTTAAACAATGTCCTAAACCACATGTAGAATATAAATATGTCCCACGTTCATTCAGAGATGAACAAGAAGAACCTGTATCTATTGAAGAAATATTTAATAAAATGTTTGCTAAACCATCACCTTGGATGATGAGTAGAGGTATTGGATTGACAGATAGACGTAATACAAGTTTAATAGGAAGAGAATTTAGAGCTAAATTTATTTAAAATTAAACTCTCACACTTCAATAAATTTATAAACATGTGATTTATTCATTTTTAACCACATTTCACAATCAATTTAATGATTATTTAAATTTATTTCATCATTCTAACTATAACATTCGATTTAGATTTTTTAGCACCATAAGTTGTAACATCAAATAGTTCTTCTTTTTTTTGATAATTTTTATCATAATGTTCTTGACTAAATTTAATAAATTTGGGAATACCAATTTTAAATTCTGGTACTTTTTTTGCCTTAAACCAAAATACTTTTTTTGATAAGTCTAATGATTTTATTCTATTATTAATAACCATACAACCATAGTTTTCCGTTAATTGTAAAAATACTTTCTCGAATAAATCAAATTTTGGAAAAACTCCCGCCCAGTGCATCCAAATTTTTTTTCTTGATGCGGCATTATCATCACCTAAAAGAAAAACAAAATTAAACTGGGTTCTAAGTTCTGGTTGAATACCAAGACAATACTGCATCGTAAGAATATAAGTAAGTTTAAAATGACGACCTTGATTCATAATTTCCAAAATTTTAGGATCATTCATCCATTCATTTTTAGAAGCCATACAATCATCCATAACGAGAAATGAACGAGGATCAATAGGTTTTTTATGTTTTTTTTCTCTTTCTTCATTTTTTTCAAGAATTTTACGTTGTCTTGATAATAAACTTGGTACAATTTGTGGTCTATATTCATGATGAATGTATAAAGGAGGAACAAAATCATCATAAAAACGATTCATTTTATCGGTTGGTGCGATAATAACACCACAAGGAATATCACGCATTTCAAACAAAATATTTCTAACAATCCAAGACTTACCAGAACCAGATGGAGCAATCATAACGATACGCGGATTAATATATTCACCTTTTTCATCTTTAATAAGAGAACCAATATTAAATTCTTCTATTTTTAAAGTTTGCCCTGGGACATCAACATCCATATATATTTTATATTAATTAACATTGAGAAAAATAAAATAATATTAAAACGCATTTAAAAACTAATCATGTTTATTATAACAAATCTCATTCTAAAATTGATCGATTTCATTAGTCGGCACAATAACAACACCATACGGAATATTACGCATTTCAAACAAAATATTTCGATTAATCCAAGACAACCCTGAATGACGTTTTGAGATCATAACAATTTTAGGATTAATATAATCATATTTATCGTCTTTGACAAATATATTAACATTCATAATTGTATTATATATTTACAGATGTATAGAAAAATAAGGCAATATTATAACGCATTAAAAATCAGCCATTTCTGTTATAATATTTTGTTTTGCTTCAGGAATAATGTCAACATAAGATTTTAATAATGGTTTAGATAATTTATATAAAATAAAACTAAATATAGTAATAAGTAATGGTATTTTAATTGAAACACGATTTGAAGATAAATAACAATCATCACATTTACATTTTTTATGTAATTTGTGATCTGCAAAAATTATTAAATAAATAATACAAAAAAGTACTAACATCGAAATAAGTTCAATTTTATTAATCATTATATTTATAATATAACAGGACTAAATATTTTTATAAATTACCATTCTTGTTAAAATATTTTTTTTTATTAGTATTATTAATTTTTGGTTCTGTGTCATCTTTAGATAAATCATTCATAATTGATTTAATATTTACTGAACTATTTCCATTTAACAGTTCATCATAATCAATAAATGGTTTTTCATCTTTTTTCTCTTTTTCTAATTCTTTTTTTTTTGGGAGTCTTGATGATGGTTGTTTAAAAATTTCATTTTGTGTTTGTTTTTCTCTTGAATTTATTTTTTTTGAAGATAATGTTACAATTGATTCATGTCCGATTTGATTTCCTTTTTTAGTGTTATCATAAATTTCGACTGCTTCATTATTTTCAATTAATTTATAATATGATGCAGATTCATCTTCATCATTTTCGTTGGATTTATTTTCATATTTGTTATTTCCGCCGACAAGTTCTTGTTGTTCATTTGCGTTCACAACCCGCCCTTCTTGTGATATGTTAAGATGTTTAATAATTTCATTTGACGGTTCTTTAAGTGATTCTTTATTTTGTTTTTGTTCATTAATATCAATAACACGACTATGTGAACTACGTTTGGATTTATGTTCGGTCGAATGTTCAGTTTCTTTAATAGCTTGTTTAGTTTTGGATAACATAATTTTATTAGCTTTATTTTCGATGGGTGAAATGTTATTTTTTGCGAGTTCTTTTAAACTTTTAAAATGTTCGGATGATTCAATTATATGATTATTTTTTGGGGCTGTTATTTCAACACCAATATTATTTTCATCAATATTTTTAACAATATTAATATTTGGTAAAATGTTATTATTTTTATTTTCATTATCATTTTCTTCATTTTTGACTAATTGGTAAGTATTATTTTCGATTGGGTCTTTAGTCAACATATTACGCAAATTATTATAGTCAGAATGTGGAATTGGATTATTAAAATCATCTGATTGGTTTTCAAAAGTCCCGCCAAGATAATTTTGAAGAATTATATTCATTGGTAATAATTTTCTAACTGATTGTTCAATACTATTTTTAATAATATCTATTGCATCACGTTGATTTTTTTTTAATTCATAATTATTACATTTATGATAAAATAGAAATGGATTTTGGAAAATATTTCTGGCGACTTCAATATAAGAATTGTGTATAAATTTTGCAGGCGTGATGTCATGTTTAATGCGAATATTATCTTTTTTTTCTGGTGGTGTGTTTGTTAGAATCATAATATTCGATTTAATAACAGCTTTAATTAAGTCTTCGATAATATCATCTTTATTTGTTACGCTAGAAAATTTTAAAATTCTATTTGTCTCTTGTTCAATCAAATGTTCATTCCATGAAGGTATTTTTCGTAATAAACTTTGAAATAATCTTAATTCATCATTTTCTGGAGCTTCTTTTTTCGCATCTTCGTATATTGAAGATATACCTTCATATATTAGAGGTGCTAGAGCATTTTTAAGATGTGTTGTATATTCCTTTTTTGTTTCGACTAAATATAAATAGTAACTCATAGTGTAATATTAATTATATATAAATTTATTCAAAAAATTATACATAATTACTAAATTTTTAATTTTTTATTTATTATTTTCTACTAACCGGCTTATTAATCGTATTTTCTCCTAACGATCTGCCAACTAATTTATCGACTTCTGATAATTCATTACCACTTATTGTGTTGTATATTTCGTCATTTAATAATTTATTATCATACGTTATAATATTATTATTAACCGGCATAGAGAATTTTTGTGATAGTTCTTTTTCAGATTTAACAGTTCTATATTTATCAATTTTATCAAATTTACTTTCGTCTTTACCAGTCGTTAATATTTGATCTTCTTTTGATCCGATTAATTCTGTAGTTTGGCTTAAAACATTTAAAGGACGTGGAATTTGGTCTTCCATAATTTTAAATGCAGATATTTTATGATCTTTGTTTAATAATCCGTTACTTGTTGGTAATTTTTTAACAAATCCGCGATTTCCCAATAATGTTTTTGATCCTTGATTTAAACAAACACAACCAGTATTAATTACACCATTATTACAAGTCAAATTTGATGTATAATATTTTTTACCAACCATATCATGAGTTATTTTAGATTTTTCTGTCAAATTTATCGGAACAGGCCATTGCGTTGCACAACATTGTTTGGAGCATACACCTAAGTTATATGACTCGTCATCAAATGTGTATGTTTTATTATTTTTAAAATATTCTTTTTTTTTATTAAAATGTGAAATTATAATATAAATTAGCGACAATAAAATTAATGAGATAATAATAATGTAATAAATTTTATAACTTTTTTCTTGAATTTTGACTAATCGATAAGGCATTATATATATTTGGTGACGAAAAAAACTTTATTAAATTTATATTGGTAAATATAAATCTTTAATAATCCATTTATTAGTTAGTTTGTCTTTACTTCTATGTTTTATTATAACTTTAAGCTGATTATCTAAATAATCATTGATTAATGTGTTATACATTTTTAAAAATGTAGTATCAGTCGCAATTGTTGAATAAAAATATTCTTCTGTAAAATTTATCCCATATTTCGTAATAGCTTTTTCTTGTATTTTTGTATTTTCATCTTCCATTCTTTCAAATATTTCATTCTCAATTTCTATATCATAGTTAATCTTTTTTTTACTTAAATCTCGTGGGTATATTATATATATTCCTTCTGCTGTCACAACAATTGATCCAATCGTTTTACCTGTATTGTAATGATCTATAAAATGAAAAATATCAGATATCGACGGAAATTCATATAATACACCATCTTTCGCTCTTCCTCCAACTGTTGGTGTTGGCGGATGTGTATGAAAAAAATATTCATAATCATATGTGTCAGGTAAATTATATGGCAATAAAATATCATTATCATCTTTATCTTCTCTAGACGTTTTAGCGCTTACAATAATTCTATCAATAGTACTATTATTAAGACCTAAATGACCAGAATGTTCAGAATACCGAACATTATTAGATTTATCGATATATTTTTTATTATAACCACCATCAGTTAATAAAGCATCTAAAAGAAGAAGTTGATTTCTTTTAATTTTAATATATTTTTTTTTATTTGATCTTGATACTAATTTTCCAAACAATTTCATTATATTTGGCTATATAAAATATCATTTACAAATTTATATAAACAATAAATTATAAAATATAATTTATATATTATCTTCACTAAACATGAATCATGAAAAACATGAAAATATTTACAAACCTAACACATTAAGATATAATAAACAAACACATCAATTCGATCATCATAATAAATCATTCAAAAAACAAAACGAAAACACTCATCAGGAAAATAACACAAATAACGCAAACGTAGTTCAAAACAATAATACAATAAAATTTTCAATAATGCCAAATGTACCTAACACAAATAATAAAGCAAATTTGTGGTCATCTATTGTTAAAAAAAATATTGAAAAACATGAAAATCCGGTTAATACTTTCATGACATCAATTTTAGAAACAAAAAATGAAGAAAATAAAAATGTTATAAAAATAAATCAAGAACAAAATCAAGAACAAGAATTGAATACAGAAATTAAAAAAAAAATATATAAAAAAACTGATGAAAACGGATGGACTACTGTTTTGATAGGACAAAATCAAAAATCAGCCAATAAGAAAATTGAAGAAAAAACAAATAAAATTAAAAAAAAAACAGAACTGACAAGTTCTGTTAATAAATTTATTGCACAAATGAATCAAGAAGAAGATAAATAAATTAAGTATTATTATTTATCTTCATTATTTTCATTTTCTTCATTATTTTCATTTTCTTCATTATTTTCATTTTCTTCATTATTTTCATTTTCTTCATTATTTTCATTTTCTTCATTTTCTTCATTATTTTCATTTTCTTCATTTTTTTTGTTACAAGAATGATTATTTTTAATTTTTTTAATTTTTTTACATTTTTCATTAGTTTTTTCATTAGTTTTATCAATTTTAAGAGCTATTTGAACATTTTTTGTATTTAAATCATAAGATTCTTTAATAGATTTGATGATTTGAGTGCTTTTATTTTTTTCTAATTCAGACAAAATTTTATTTATGAACAATATATCATCAATATTTTTATTTTTAAATTTATTTTGTAAAGGTAGAATATTTTTTTTCCTATTAATATTTTTTGAAGAAGTTTTATTCAAATCAGCACTAAAAATAAGATCATAATTTTGTTTTTTATTATTATTATATTTATTAATATTAAATGATGTATCAACACAAGTATAAAAACCGTGGATATTTTGTAAAAACCAATTTTGATCTGAATAAATATTAGTTTCAATTACATCACCCATACTAACTGAGTTAGTAATATTTGTCATAATATTAAGTGTTTCTTCAGGTTTAAGTTTAAGTTTAAAAAGTTTTTTATAATAATTTTCGTATATCATAAGAGGCAGTAAAACTTTTTCTGTTTCATAAAGTTCTAAACATTGATTAAAATTTTTATAATCATCTAATAAATTTTTAGCAGCAAAATATAATCCAACATCGATATCTTTTTTTTGATACATGCGATGATATTCTTTTAACATTTCTGGAGTAATTGTTTTTTTGTTAAATGTATAAAAAATATCTTGTAACACAAAAATTAGTCTTCTAATATCAGATTGACAAAATTTAATAATTTGGTAACATAATTTTGGGTCTGAAAAATTCATACCTTCTTTGTTGCAAATATTTAACATAAATTTTTTAATCAACTCAATATCAGGATTATAAAGAGTTACATCAAGAGAAATTTTTTTTAAATTGTTGATAGTTTTTGAATGTTGTAAATTACAAATTAATATTAATGGAAAATATTTATGTTCTGTATTTTCTTTGAATAATTTTTGTAAATTATCTTTTTCAGATGATAATGTTATACTCTCAGTATCATCAATAACTACTGCATATTTATTATTTTTATGTTGTTCAAATGATGATATATTTGATGATTTTGTATTTGAATGAATAATTTCTGAAATAATATTTTTATTTTTAAGACTTGTACTATAAATATTTTTTACAGAATAACCTGTTTCTTGCAATGCTAATTTAATAATAATATTTTTACCAATACCATGACCTCCAGATATAATGATTGTATGATATTTTTCATTTTCAAAATTTATCAACCAATTTTTTATTATATTAATTTGCTCAGCATTTCCAATCACATCATTTAAATATTTTGGTTTATATTTTTCTAACCAAATGTTAATATTTGTAAAATCATTATTTTGTTCTTCAATATTTTCTGTAAAATCTATTTCTTTTGATAGTTCTACTTCTATTTTTTTATCACTTATTTCATTTTTTTCTAATTTTTTGCTTGTTTTTGTTTTCGCTGTTCGTACTATTGATTTATCAATTATTTTTGGTTTTCGTCCACGTTTAGATGAAATTGGTTGATCAAAATTAGTAAGCATGTTTGAAAAAATTAATTGAGACGAATTGATAGGAGATATATTGGATTTTGGTTTTCTGCCTCTTTTTTTTACTATTTTAATATTTTCTTGAGATATTAATTGATTTGACATATTGAATATGTTAATATGGTTATTTTTTATATCATAACATATAAGAATTATAATTTGCAATTTTTAAATAAATATGACGACTGACGAAATAAAAATTTTCAAACAATATATCAAAATAATTTATAACTTTTTTGTTTATGAATGATTTATAAACAAAAATTAAATGATAAGGTAAGTTAATGTACTATATTTTTGTTATAAATTGTTTTAGTCATAAAGATGTACACAAATATAGTTATATATTTAAATAATGTTAATAACTAATCATATGATAAAGAATAAATATAAAAATATATAAAAAAATAATTTAATCAAATATACAATATAAATTTTAAAAAAATAAATTAATCAAAAACAATATAGGAATTAAGAATTTAAATCGAAAAAAAAATTTGTTATAACTATATATATAACCATAATGTCCGAAAAACAGACAAGAACCACTGATATTGGTGAATTACATAATGAAACAGCAATAAAGGAAGTACAAAGTTTATTAAAATCTGGTATTACCGATATTACTCCTGATATCGTCAACAAACTTCGTTCTAAATATTCAGATGATAATGTTGTTGACTCGATTATGGAATATTTTGTGACACGTCGAAATACCATAACAAAAGTAGCAAATGTTTTTGTTGAAGCATTTGAAAGAAAATATAAAAACGAATTTCAATCAATGTCCCTTAGCAAATTCATGAAACGTGCTCTTAAATATAAGAAAAAATATAATCTTACTGATGATGAATTTGATGAAATTCGACGTGTATTTGAAATAAAAGTTTACAATACACAACCAAACATCGCGTCACTCAGAGGTGTCGTATATCCAAATACAACTTTAAGTCGTACACTTGGTTTCCCATTGACTGAATCAACTGACTCAATTAAACCATCAAATACTGATGAATACTCACATTTACAGGACATATTAAGAATGTATCAAATGTTTAAAGCAGTTCATTCATATGTTGTCATTCAAACTATGTCATATCAAGATTTATCAGTTGAAGCTATGTCCGGAACTTATGAAAAAAAATTCAACTACATGCAACATATTCATCCAGTCATTGTCGCATTATACGGACCTAAAATTAAATCACTTGAAGAACGTATGCTTTATGCAAATATTGCTGGTATCATTAATACTAGATATAATAAAGAACGTGTTGTTACTAAACCAGATTATGAACTTTTCTATGCTATGATTGTTGATCCTGCTGATACTATTTGTGATCCATCTTCTCCAATGAAAGATCTCAAATCGAGAGTCGAAGTTCAAGTACAATTATGGAATAATGTTTATAATCTTCGTCTTGGTAAATATTATGAAGCAACTGTTATGGATTTCCTTGCATATCTTGATAAATGTAAAGTTACTAATGTTGATAATCCAGAAGCAATTTATTTAAGTGATGAGGGAACGATATTACGACGTTTATTCTCTATTTTTGCATACAGACCAATTATAGTTTCAACTATGCCAGTTATCAGTTCAATACATGGTAACCCATTAAATATTCCAACCGTGACGCCATTAATTAATTCAATTCCATATATCACATACAGATTGCCTAATATGCCATTAGAAGGTATGAAATCTCCTGCAATATTTGGTGGTCAACCAATTACTCAAGAAATTTTATTGTCAAGTGCAATTAATCAAGTACAATTTTATTTCGAAAATGGTGTGTTTGTTCCAAAATCAACTCAAATACTTGATGTTCGTGGTCCTCTTGTTTTCTATGTCCCGCGTAGACAATTACGTATGCCAGTTTTAATGAAACCAGAATTGGGACCATTATCAATTGGTCAGTTAGCATCATCAACTAGACATTATCAATCAATCAATGATATACCACTTAAAGATCTTGAAATAACGATGCCTGTCGACACATACGAACATAAACGCAAAGAATGTAAATTAAGATCTGTTGTGGCATTTAAAATGAAAGATAATATTATAATGGGACATACCACATCTTTGTTTAAAATGGATTCGGTCGATCCAACAACTGCAGATTATTTATATGATCCAACTGCACCAGTTAATTCAACATCAACATTTGCTGCTAAGATTGATCCAATGCAAATAAACGTTTCAGTTGGAGATGATCTTAAGAAATATGGTACTATTTTTGTGTACAATTTTGAAGAACCTTCTGTTTAAATAAATATTAACTTTTTATATATTTTGAGTAAAAACATATAAAAATTTATTTATAAAAGCTTGGTAGCTGTTGTTTTCTTTCTTTTGATATCATTATTGGTCTCTCGATCAAAGGCAAATTTGTTCTATCAGAATCTCTTAGATAATTAAAATAAAAATCTGCTTCTTGTATTAATTTTGGTACTAAATATTCATTAACTTTATAATCAAGATCTTTAATTTGTTCTTTTAAATCATAAGGTAAAAATCTACAAAAATTTGTCCATGTTTGATTCATAGCTTGAAGTAATGTTTCTGTTTTAATTTTATTTATTCTTATTTTTTTTTGATAAAATACATTTTTTATTAACATGTTTTGAATAATATCCATATTCTCAGATGAAAAAAATGCTTCTTTCATTAAATCTGCATAATTATTATCATTATTACATGTTTGATTTGTGTCATATATATTATTATCGTTAACTGCGATATTATTAATATTTCCTACATTTTCAAAATATTTAGATTCATGTTCATTCCACATTAAAAATGGTGCAAAACTAACAACATCAAGTATATTATTATTTTTGTTCAAATTAAGTTTAGGGTGAATTGTTGTCGATTGATAAAAATCTGCGTAACATTTACTATTATTTAAAGATTCATATCCTATATTATTAAATGTTTTTTGCATTATAATATATGTTGTTAAATAATTTAATTATTAATAAAATTATTTAATAAGTTTATTTTAAAAATATAATATTAACACATTCAAACAATAATAATTTATAAAAGCAACTGATTTAAGTGGGTTTAAATTTAATTACTTGTACTAATCAAATAAGTTTCTAATATATTAAATTGTTTTCCTACTTCAAACGATTGTTCAGGTTGCCCAAAATAATTTAATAAACTAAGTTTATCGATTTCCATAATTTTATATTTTTTATTTTCGTTATTAAATATTGGCTCTTCTGTTGTTAATATTTTATATTTTTGATCTATTTCGTTACTACCTAAATATATAGCAAAAGTATTGAATGTTGGTGTCATTTTTCTTACAACAATTGATCCACGTTTTGTATTTACAACATCAAAACTTTCACTAATATATGTTTTTTCTTGTTCTTTAATAGGTGTTCCGACTCTATTATTCAAGAAATCAAAAGATTTTGATCTTGAAATGATTAATTCAATTGGTAATCTTTTAATTTCATTTTGTACTTTAATTTTTACTTCTTCATCTTTATATTTACCATCTACAAAATATTTGTTTAATATTTCCGTTAGTTTATTTTTTATAACATTCAATTTGTCCTTAAAATCAGTTTGCACAACACCACCCGATTGTTGAAACGTGATACCAAAATTATCACCATCAAATGTACTAATCATGTTTTTAATTATTAAATAATCTATTTCATCTGGATTATCTCCAAAATTGACTGACTTAATTCGATATTCTGGTAATTCTGGGATTAATGCAGGTTTGTTAAAAGCATTTTTAATATCTTCGAATGATTTAAATGTACTTGTCAGTTCGGCAAAATTTGAATCGATTAACAATAAATAACCATAATTAGGAATAAAATAATCAATGCCATCATAAATATATTTCCAAAATCCAACATTAAATTCATTATGTCTTAGATCTTTAATATAAACATTATTTTTAAGACTAAATTCTGTAAATATAATTTTCTTCTCAAACATAATTAACATCGACATCATTAGTTGGAAAAATATTGATTCCCAAACATTAACATCATGATAACCACTTTGTACCATTTTTTTAATCGGACCATTATCTATTTTATATGTTCTTGTTGCCCAATCATATATATGTTGTGTTGGTGCTTCAGTTAACATAACCATACATTTATCTGAATCAAGATAACTTGTAATTTCTCGTTTTTGTCGTATTGTGTTTATTATGTCTTCTTTTGATGCAGTTAACGGTAATAACAAAGATGTCAAAATATTATTAACATTTGGATCAGTTAGTATTGAATCAGCTGTTTTCTCAAGATATAATTTATTTCTTATTTCATTATTTAATTTTTCAATATTTGTATTTTTGACTGTCATATTTTTGATCTCTTTAAATTTTTTAAAATCAATTCCTGTGTTCTTTGTTAAATAATGTGAATGTAACATAACAAAATTTGGTGATAAATTTGGTTTAATTATTTCTTCCCTTACAAATTGATAATAAAATAATTCTCTCCAAACATCTGACAACTGTTTTTTAATAGTTGAATCAACATCTTGTTGTGATAATAAATAAATTCTAACAATCATACCAACGTTTGATTTTGAACATTCTATATTATTAAATTGACCAACTTTAATTGGATAACAAGATTTATATGATACATAATTTAATGGCAATGTTGAATACGGATTTTCTGCAAGTTTGCTATAATGATGTGGATTAATATCTAATAATTTCAAATGTGATAACAAATTTGTAACCTCAATATTTCCTCTATTTAAATTATTGTCAATCATAATTTCTTCACCATCTCCCGTTCTAATAAATATTGACCTTATATATTCATTTAATATTTTTCGCTCTTTTAGTGTATTAAACGTATTCAGAATTGCACTACCTTGTGATGGTAAAATATCTTCGTATAGATTTGCCATTCGCGAAATATCACCAGAACCACCCAAACTAATATTATATTTTTTAATTACTGGTACATTGTTAGGTGTAAATGACCAAGGTGTCATCATATTTGCTGCATATGGATAATATGGATTTGGTAATGGAACATATGCCGACGGATAAATTTCTTGTGCTGTTGATGTCGTTGGTTTTGTTACTGGTTGATTTAATTTTAATTCTAATAATGGTTCTTCTGGAATTGTCTGTCTTTTAATTGCCGCATTATTCTCCAACAAATTTTTTTGTTCTTCTTTTTCCCTATGACTCGTTTCTAATTGTTGATTTGTAACAAATGGTGTCATTTTTGCATCTTTATATTCTGGTATTATTCTTGCACCTCCAGATTGGTTTTTATTTTTTAAAAAAAAAAATCTTTTGTTGATCGTTTGGAACTTTTTTTAGAATGTTTTTTGGAACTTTTTTTAGAATGTTTTTTGGAACTTTTTTTAGAATGTTTTTTGGAACTTTTTTTCGATCCTCCTGTTTGTGGTGTTGTATTCATTTCGACAAGACTATATTTCCCATCAACATTTTCTCCTTGCGTTTGTGGTGCTTTTTGTTCAGACTCAAAAGAACTTCCAATTTGTTGCATCATGGGCATTTGATGTACTGGTAATGTGTTTGACGACATCATTGGCATTTGTAATGCATTTGATGGCATCATTGGCATTTGTGGCATCTGTAATGCATTAGGTGACATCATTGGCATTTGTGGCATTGGTAATGCATTAGGTGACATCATTGGCATTTGTGGCATTGGTAATGCATTAGGTGACATCATTGGCATTTGTGGCATTTGTGGCATTTGTGGCATTGGTAATACATTAGATGACATCATTGGCATTTGATTATTTGCGCCTGTTATTCCATTTAGCGCACCCATCATTCCGTTTACTGGGACACCAAATTCATTATTAAATGGTGTTGGTGACATTTGCATTTGATTTTGACCATTTAAACCATTATATTCTTCACTATTAACTCCCAATGCCTGAGCTATTTTACTTACATTTGTTCGTGCTGCGTGTTTTTTTGATTTTTTTTGTTTTTTTGATTTTTTTTGTTTTTTGGATCTTTTTGATTTGCTATGTTTAGATTTGACTGATGATTCTGTTGTATCTGATTCAGATTCTTTATCAGAATCGGAAGATGAATCTGATGATATATCATCAGATGATTTATTTTTTGATTTAGAGCGCGAAACTTCAATTTCATTAAATTTAGAAGCCATCATATTGACAGGTTTATTCATATCATCATCACTAGATTCATCATCATTAAAAGATGATTTAGAAAGTTTTTTATGTTTAGGGTGTTTTAAATGTATATTTTTATTATTAACAAATAATGAACGTGTACCACCAATTAATACAGAAACATTTTCATCATTAGTAGATGATGTTTGTTTAGTTTTTTTTTCAATAGTTTGACCACCTATTTGTGTTATAAAATTAGGATTTTGCATAATATCTTCAGGGTTCATATTTATATAGTCTATAATATTTTTTTCTAATGATAAATGTTTTTTAAGATATTCTTTAACATTATTATTATTTTTTAAAGACGTTATAAATGTTTTAACATCATCATTATTTGATGAATTTAATTCAGACAGATGAAAATAATATAATTTAACAATTAAACCATTTGATGGGATTTTAAATATTTTATTATCATATTTATATTCATGTGTATGTGATTTTTCGATAAGATATAACATAATTGTATTAGTATTCAATAAATTATGATTAAATTTGGGATATGTTTTTCTAATTATAGCAAGTGTATGAATAACTTGAAATATAATATTCATAAATTCTTTTTCAGTTATATTATTTAAATTTTGTTGATTCAAATATTCTTCTAATGTAATAGTTTTAAAAAATTTTTCGAATATTGATATCGATGCAATTTTATCAGTCATTTTTTGTAAATCAACAGTTTCAGGATATTTTTGTAAAAATGGTAATAACTGTTTAATTGGGATATCAACATTTATTACTGGAAGTAATATATGTTTTGTCAAACCTTTTGTTACAAGATCACTCAATAAAAAACTAATTTGTTTATTTTTATTATCTTCAGAATTTATATCATTAATTGTTTCGTTATCTTGATAATTTCGTATAACAATAAATGTGTTAAGTGTACTTATTCTTGAAAAAACATAATCTTGACCATACTTATTAATAAAATTAACATCAGTATTAAAAATTTTGTTGATCCAACTTGTTACTTTATTTACTTGAGGCGTAATTTTAATATTTGTAATATCTTGACTGTCTTTAATATTTATATCAATCGTATCAAAACATTTATCAGTTTTTTTTAAATAATAATATTCATATTCTAAATTTATTAAATAATCAAGATCATAATCAAATTCTGTCATTAATATAATTATCATAACAAATTTTTTAATTAATTCATAATTAAAAAATTTATTTATAGTAAGTTAATTTTTTTATTTATACATTCGTCTCTTATTTCTTTCGACCATACAGTACTAATTACTTCTCCAATATGTTTTTTATGTAGACAAAACATTTCTAATCTTGATTGACCTATTCCTCCGCCAAGTGTTTGTTTTAATTGACCATCCATCAACATTTTATGATATAATAAATTTTTTCTATTTTCTGTATTTGTAAGTTTAAGTTGTTCATTTAATGATTCTTTATTAACTCTAATTCCCATACTTGAAACTTCAAAAGCTCTTCCAAGAACTGTATTCCAAACTAAAATATCACCATTTAATCCTCTAAATTCTTTTTCTGCATTTGTTAATGTTGTCCAATCATCATAATCTGGTGCTCTTAAATCATGTTCTTGGTTCGTATTTAAAATTTTCGAACCAATACCAATTATAAAAACTGCACCAAACTCTTTACAAATTTCATCTTCTCTTTGTTTTGGAGTTAAATTTGGATATTTATTATATAATTCTTCTGAATGTATAAACTGAATATTTGGCGGTAAAGTATTTTGAATGTTATATTTTTCCTCAACTAATTTTGTAACTTCATATAAAACTTTATATATTCGTTTTACGATCATTTTTAAATATTCAATATTCCTGTCAGTCTCTTTAATCGATAATTCATAATCCCATTGTTTAACAATAATCGAATGAATATCATCCATTTTTTCATCCATACGAATAGCAGTCATATTTGTAATTATACCAGTCTCCGGTTCCATATTATATTCTGTAATTTTCATTCTTTTCCATTTCGCTAATGACTGAACAATTTCACATGGAATTGATCCATCTTTAGTATCAAATTTAATTGGTCTTTCAACACCATTTAAATCATCATTAATACCTTTCCCACTTTCAACAATAATTGGTGCATCAACTTTAATTAAATTTAACTCTTTCGTATATAACGATAAAAATGTATTTTCAATAAATGTAATCTGTTCTTCTGTTTTAATTTTTTCAATAATGTTATTCATGGTATCTTATATAAAATTGAACATTTATTTAAGTTACTTGTTATTTAAATAAATGACATAATATTTTTAATTTATTAACAACTAAAATTGTTAATTATTTATTTAGTACTCAAAGGAACAGGAGATTTCGAAGGTATTGGGGATTTAGGAGAAGAAGGAGATTTAGGCGGCGAAGGAGATTTTGAAGGAGATTTTGAAGGAGATTTTGAAGGAGTTATTGATGGGATTTTCGAAAGTTCTCGTTTAACACGACGAAACATTCTAGCTAGATGTTTTTTTTCTTTACACATTCTATAATAAGAAGCTAGCAAACTTAAAATACCTAAAACAGCAACGCTAATAATTATAATAGACCATAAGTTATATTTTTTTTTATTAATAAAATAGATCGCCCATGGTAAAAAGATTAATAATAATATAATATTTGCAACGATGCCAATTTTATATGCGCCAATATTAAATATAGATTTGACAGGACCGAGACCTATTTTTTCTATTGTACGGCTAGATAAAGAAGTAGGACTTTTTTTAGGACTATTCATTTTAATTATAATTTATGTTGACAAAAAAATTTAAAAAATTTATAGTATAATTAAATTAATTTAATAATTTTTTTACAGTAACACAATCAATACCATCATTAATTAGTTTTTTTAATTTATAATTATTTATAATATAATTTTTAAACGAACTAACAAGATTTATAGTTATTAATATCGTCAAAATTAATATTAAAATTAAAAATTCTGTGTCTTTAATGATTGATGGTAAAAATATTAACAACGGGCAAGAAATAAACCATAATATTAAACTAATAATAATATTTATGAAATTTATATTAATATTATACAACAACTGTTTCGATTCCTTATTCGGTTCGTAAAAATTTATTTGATTTATTCTACTTGTACATATTTTATTAACTAATCTTGACATTTATATAATATGTCCACACATTATTATATTTTTTATTTTTTTATTTTTTCAGTTCGATCCAATTATTAACTCCATTTTTTACATCATTTATAAGAGCAAGCTCTTTTTCATATTCACCATGTGTTTCTAATATCATTGGAATATGATAATATATACAATATCTCATAATATGTCTTAATCCATCTATTCCTATTTTTCCTTCCCCTAAATTTTCATGTCTATCTAAATGGCTCCCAAATTCTGATTTAGAATCATTCATGTGCACAAGATCAATATTTTGAATACCGATAAGCCCATTAAATTTATCAAAATATTGTTTAACTTGTTCGCGTTTTCTTATATCTATACCAGACACAAATATATGACACGTATCAACACATATTTTAATATATTTTTTATCTTCTTCATCAAATTTATTATAAAATTCAGCAAAATTTTCAATAGTCGATAATAGCTCTGATCCCTGACCTGCTGGTGTTTCTAAAATAATATGTGATTTCATATCATTACTTTTTAAAAAATTTATAACATATTTTAATGCATTAAACATATTATCTACACCATCAACTTGTGTTAATTCCAAATATTTACCAACATGAACAACACAACCAATTGAACCAATTAAATCAGAAATTTTTAGCTGATTACAAATCATATCAATCCACCAAGAACTTTTGATATCATGAAGTAATGGTTTTGCTAAATTTATTACATATGGTAAATGTATAACTATTTTAGTATTTGTTTCATTAACTGTATCTTTTATTAATTGAATATATTTTTCATCATATTTTTTTTTATTGATACTACTTTGCGAACTCATTGGGTTTGATATAAAAATTTGTATCATATTCGCATTCATTTCCTTAATTAATTTTAACGCTGATGGAATACCATTTTGAATAGACATATGTGCACCAAAAAAAGACATAGTATTTGATATTATAATTAATATATACAATATTTGTCTAAATTAAAATTAACTTTGATATCATTGACACGAATTAATATAAAATTAAAACATATAACACAATAACAATTATATATATCTAATACTTGAATATAATTTGGACATGATACATAAAAAATTGAAAAATAAATAATTTATTACAACCATACAGTTTAGCTAATATTAATTCATATACATAATGTGGGGAATTTTAGGTTTACAAGATGGTATACATGCTGCGCAATTGGAAAATTTAGAAAAACAATTTGAAAAAAAAAATTTAACAGCAATAATAAAAAAACTAAAAGACCAAGACGAAATTATATCTATGTTGTTAAGACAAGTAAATAATTTAACATTAAAAATGTCTGATTTAACAGACACAAAAATTGAAATGATTTATCCAAAAAAAAAATTAAAAAAAGAACAAAATGAAGAACAAAATATTGAAATTATTGAACGACCGGAAATATTAAAATATGATATTGTATCAGATGATGTATATTATGTTACCACCAATATCCGAAAAAATTAAAAATGAAGAAAACGAAGAAAACGAATAAATTTAATTAACGCTATTAAATTTATTCGTTTTCTTCGTCGCAATCAAATTGCAATAAAAAATTGATAAAAATTAATTTAACACATTTAAAGAAAGATAAATATAACATAATAAAGATAAACATATGTTTCTCGTTGATAAATATAACATTAATAAAATGAGTGACATTATATTACATAAACATATATATCGAAGACATATAATTGGTTTTGACTATACGAACAGATTACCAAATATTGATGAATTTAAATTAATCATAAAAAATAAGACATATGATCAAATAAATAAATTTCATTACTCGAAACCAAAAATATATAAAAATTATGAGCTGATGCCTAATTTGTTAATTCATGGACCATCAGGTTCTGGAAAACATACATTCATTAAATTATTATTAAAAGATATTTTTGACGAATCAATAACAAATACTTTTTTTGAAACATATTGTATTAAAGGATATGGTAATTCAACTAATGATGTTGAAATTGAACAATCAAAATATCATCTTATTATTGAACCAAATAATTCTGGATTTGATAAATATTTAATTCAAGAAATTGTTAAAGAATATGCGATGAAAAAAATTGTAAATACATCATGTACTAATTATCCGTTCAGAATTGTTGTTATTAATAATATTGATAATTTAAATGGATATGCACAAACTTCTTTAAGATGTACAATGGAAAAATATCATAAAACTTGCAGATTTATATTATGTGGAAATCAAATTTCAAAAATAATTGATCCAATCAAATCAAGATGTCTTGATATACGAATTCCTGCACCAAAAAAAATTGACATGATAAATTTAATTTTACATTTTTTATTACGAGAACATAAAATGTTACCAAAATCAAAGATATACGAAATCATCGAAGCAGGTGAATATAATATAAAAAATACATTATGGATATTAGAAATGGTTATGTTGTTACCAAATGTAACTGATTATAAATTATCTTGGAAAAAATCATTAGAACAACTTATTGATATTATGATAAAATTTAAAGATAAGAATCCAGTTATTCTTAACGAAAAACTTATTAAAACGACAAGAGATATATTGTATAATATTTTTACTACAAATATTCATGGAATTGATATTTTACATGAAATAATTAATATGATTATATCATCAAAACAATTCGATAATGATGTTTTATTTAAAATTATTCAAGAAAGTTCTGAAATTGAAGTAAGACTTAATAAAGGAAAAAGAAGTATTATACATCTCGACTCATTTATGTGCAAAATTTATGAAATCATTTATAATCATTACAAGGAAATAATTTAAGATTGTTATCAATGTACAATCATTAATAGCCCAGCGATTGTGAATTTTTGATTATAATTTCAGACATTCCATTTTTTGATCAAAATATTCAATAACAATAACCATTGCATCCAATCTGAGGTTTTACATTTTTTTATTTCAATAGGTATTTGTTTATTAAATATAAAACTAAATAACATATAAACATATAATCATAATGATCAACAAATCACCTCTTCGATACCCTGGGGGAAAATCAAGAGCATGCAACATTATTGACAACATATTAACGAAAAATTTTGATATAAATTTTTTTGATACAATATTATCACCATTTTTTGGTGGCGGATCATTTGAAATATTTTTATCGAACAAATATAATAAACAAATTATTGCGAACGATAAGTTTACGCCATTATATAATTTTTGGAATCAAGCAAAAAATAATAAACAAATACTTGTCGAACAAATCCAATCATTATCAACTGTAACCAAATTAAATTTTGATGAATATAGAAATAATATTGTGAATTTAAATAATGATAGCTTACTTCAGGCGACTTATTATTTTATTATAAATAGATGTTCATTTAGTGGAGCTACACTATCCGGAGGATTTTCTAAAGAAGCAGCTATAACAAGATTTAATAAAGCATCGATAGATCGAATTAGTAAATTATATTTATCGAATTTTTCATTTTATAATTTGGATTGTGTTGAGTTTATAAACAATAATTATAATGAACGCACATTTATGTTTTTAGATCCACCATATTATTTAGAAAATAAATCAAAACTATATGGATTAAATGGTGATATGCACGAAACTTTTAATCATGAAATTTTATGTCAAACTTTATCGACAAAATCAAATTGGTTATTAACTTATAATAATTGCGATTTTATTAAAAATTTATATAAAAATTAAACAATTTTTGATGTCAATTGGACATATAGTATGAATAAAACAAAAAAATCGTCTGAAATTATTATTTTATCAATAAAAAATTAATATTGTTGTGCATGTGTTTTTCATCATATTTTTATAACAAATTATAACAAAAAAAGTCACAGTCGCCGGGCTATTAATGATTGTACATTTATATGTTATCGATTGTAACAATCTTAAATTATCGTTAAGTAAATTAGCATTAATAAAACAAATATTATATAAATTATTTATTACAATTAACTAAACATGAATAGCATAATTGTATAATAACATGATGGTTTATTTTATTATATATCTGATGATAAATAATATAAATATGTTGCATCAGATATATAATAAAATGGACTATCATGTTATTATATTATTAATCGTGTTTTGATATTTATATTATTTATCATTTAAATATGTTTGCTCATGTTTAATTTTCTTAACGCACTAATATTGATAAAAAATTGAAAAAAATAGTATTAATTACAAGTTTAAAAACTAATTATTTAAACAACTTTAAATAATATGTCGACATCGTTAGCCACATCTTTTCGTTGCCCAATACATCATTCACCAAGTACAATTGCATATGCATTTAATTATAATCCATATATTTCGATCAAAATAGATGGATTTTTTACTGAAGTTCAACAAAATGATTATGAAAAATATTATCCAGTTTTTCCTTCGAATTGGACAAAAATTATTGGTGAATTATATCAAGAGAAGGGAAAACAATCATTGCTATTTGTATTTTTTATTGAAGCAAATGATAAAAAATTTAATAATATTAATGAAATGTATCAAGAAATCGAGACATATTTTAATTCAAATATAAATTCTGGTATCAAATTCAAAAATGATGAAACTAATATTAAAAACGATATGTTACATAATATCAGTTTGGCTGTCGAATGGCGTGAAAAAAATTCTTCTTTATTATTAGATGATATGTTATGGTTTCCAAAAAAATATTGGAAACTTAATACTACAAATTGGAATGATTATATTGAACAACTTAATGATATTTATAATTTCGTAAATAATAAATCATTAAATAGTCTAATCAAAAATGATGGTATTGTAATTTCACCATTTGTTCCAACCATTAAAAAAAATTTTATTAAAATAAAACCAATAAATGAAATGACAATTGATCTTTTTTGTCATAGGGGTAAATTTTATAGTAAAAATAGGACAGATTATACAAACATAATGAGAAATTATAATCCACATAATTATAAGACGGGATCAGTTTATAGATTAGCACCAGATAGTAATGGATATTATTATCCAATTTGTGAAAGAGAAATAACGAAAAAACCAAATCCGGATACAATAATTGAAGACATTATATACAAACAAAAACATTATTTCAATTTGTTGCAACTTAAAAATTTATATAATGATCCATGGTATAAAGGATTAAACAAAAATAGTTTGAATGAAGTTTTACCTTTATTTGAGTTTACGCAAAAAGTATATTTATCAATAATTGATAAAATGAAAAATGGATTGATTTTAGATATTGGTTGCGGTAGCATGGGTCGATATTATAATTTGTTAAAAGAATCAAAAGATTTAAATTTATATGTTGGTCTAGATATTGATCTGGCAAAATTACATGAAGCTCAAACTAAAATTATGTTCGATTTAAGATTTAAATATATGTTATTGGATATATCATACAGATGGAACAGACAACAAGATAAATTTGGTAGCATTTGGAATACATATTTTCATGATGTTGTTAAATTGAATCAAAAATTTGATAATATCATAAGTATTTTTTCTTCACAATATGCAAATATTAATAAACAAACATGGAATAATTATGTTAATGAAATCAATTTTAGATCTAAAATTGGAACAAAATTATTTTTTATGTGGATCGATTATACAAAAATAAAAGAAGAAAAACAAATAACAAAATATTACGAATATGATAAAAATATGGATGTAATTAAAATAATGTTGCCGCATCGTGAAACACATATAGAACCAAAATTAGGAAACGAAATCATTGATTCGTTTGTAAATAAAGGATGGAATATAGACAATGATATGAATAATATTATAATACCACAAATCAATAATGAATTCTCAATATCAAGTTATATTGAATTAATAAATTGGATTTCATTAATTAAATCGTAAAAATAATTAATTTAATATATAGAATAATAAAATAATTATTTATGACTATATTTTTTTTATAAACATATAAATATATATAAAATGTCTTCTGACTCGTCGTCTATCGATACGTTAAATTTTTCATCATTTATTAAAAATATTCATGGAGGACTGGATGAACAAAATATCCCAACACCAATGTTATCCGCAACAAATATGTCCGAACCATTATTTTCGGTTACAAGTCCGTCAAGTTTGTCTATAACAAGTATATCAACAATTGAACCTACTCCCAAATCATATAAATATGTAAATTTATTTCTTAAAATAATATTAATTATTTTGGTGCTTTATGCAATATATACTTATATTATTAGTCCGTCGTTTAAAAAAACAAAAGTAGCAAAAAGTATAACTAAAATATCTTCGACATTATCAAACAGATTTAAACCAACTAAACCCACTAAATCCCCAACTAAACCCACTAAATCCCCAGTTAAATCTCCAAATAAAAACTTATCACCAATTCCAAGTATTTCATCGTCTCCTAAATAAAATAATTTAATTTTTGACAACTACTTTTTTAATTATTTTTTTAATAACTTTTTTTGTTTCATTCCCAATATCAGCCCATTTATTATATAATGTTACAAATTCATTTAACTCAACTTTCCATTGATCAATTTCTGATGTAGATTGTATTTTGTTAAGTTCTTGTTCTTTATTATTATATTTTTCATTTAACTCATCAATTTTTTCTTGAGTTAAATCGAATAAAGCGATACTAGTCAAATATTTGTATTCTTTTAATATATCATCTTTTTGTTCCTCTTGGTTTTCATTTTTATTTTCTTCTTGATTTTCATCTTCTTCATCTTGATTGTTTTTTTCTTCAACAATACCAATTTGAGAAAGTTTAGGAAAATTAAATTCAATTAATTTATTTATGACATTAATTTTTTTTTGTTTATTAACAACAATTTTACCATCCAAAACCATTTCAACAAATAATTTTTTATATTTAAGCAAATCTAATTCTTTGGTTAATTTACCAGAAAGATATTCTTTTCGTTTGGTATACATCGCTAAACGTATTTGATAAAAATCTTTTAATATCTCAATTGGTGAACTATATTTTTTGATTTCCCCATTTGCATCATGAAGATACATATTTTTAAGACTAAATGTTGTGATTAGTTTTAATTTTTTAATTAATTCACCATTCTTTTCATATTTTTCAAAAAGATCTTCATCTAATTTAACAGTAAAATCAACAGTTGTATTTTTACAATCATCTTTATAACTAGTCACGAAAGCTTTTTTATTTTTTTCTTTTTCCATTTTTTTCTCTAGAAATTCTTTGTATGGAGTTATCCATGCACCAATTGGTAGTTCCGTTATTCGTATTGTTGTATCATTAATTTTTGTATATATTCCTTTAATTATACATTCATTTGGACCATTTAATTCTACCTTACCTGTAAAATTACGATAATATGGTATCATCGGTTCTGGCTCTTTATTTTCCATCAACAACATGATATTTTTAACTATTTCAACCGGATTATAATTAGGTATTTTGCATCTAAATCCTGTTCCAATTCCTTCACCACCATTAACAAGTATCATCGGTATTATCGGACAAAACCATTCTGGTTCAACGAGTGTACCATCATCATCTAAATAATGTAAAATTTTATCATCTTCTTGTCTATAAATAGCTCTTGTGAGTTCGGCTAAAAATGTGTGAATATATCTTGGAGAACCAGCATCATCATCACATCCTGTCCATCTTGTACCAAATTGACCTTGCGGAAATAATAAATTGATATTATTTGAACCAACAAAATTTTGTGCCATACCAATAATCGCACCACATAAACTTTGTTCTCCGTGATGATAACATGTTTTGGCAGATATAAAACCTGCTAATTGTGAAACTTTTAACTGATGTTTCTTGTCAATTAATTTTCTTAATATCGTACCATATAAAATTTTTCTAATTGATATTTTTAACCCATCAACCATAGACGGAAGTGATCTATCATTATCATCTTCAGAATATTGAACAAGTTCTTTATGAATAAAATCTTTTATCGGAACTTTTTTTTGTTCATTATTTAAAATACGATTCATATCAGTTTTATTATAATTTTTTAACCAAATTTGTCTACAATGCGATCGATTTTTTGCAAAACCAAGCGTAATAGCCTCAGTACATTCATCTTCATATTTACTACTAACACCATAATTAACAACAGCCTTTTGATTTTTCGAAACTTGTTTATATAAAACATCAATTTTATTTTCTTCTGATTCAGACATTGGTTTTTCCACTTGTTCATTAGTTATTTCATTAGCCTGTTCATTAGATTGTTCGTTAGGTTGTTCGTTAGGTTGTTCATTAGGTTGTTCATTAGGTTGTTCATTAGATTGTTCATTAGGTTGTTCATTAGATTGTTCATTAGGTTGTTCATTAGTTATTTCATTAAGTTGTTCATTAGGTTGTTCGTTAGATTGTTCATTGGGTTGTTCATTAGGTTGTTCACTAGTTTCTTCACTTTTCCAAACATAAGTGATTAACTTATTACGAAAATCTTGAAAATATTCTTTTGCTTCTTCATCAGTTGATGTAGCAAGCCCTTTATAATACTTAATATCATAATTTTTTGATTCAGGTAATAATTTCCATTTATTATAATCGACAAGATTATAAAATGATTTGACGATAGTTTTTTTGCCGATTGTTTTAAAACCTTTAATAACTGGTGTTGTTAATACTTGGACAAAATTATGTTTCTTAATTAATGAAGGCCAAAAATAAAGTATAAAATTAAGAAATAATCCTTTAATATGATATCCATCAACATCTTGATCAGCCATAATAACACAATGACCATATCTTAAATTATCAAGTGATTCATAATCTTTACCATTTTCCAAACCAATAATTTTTTTAATATTTTTAATCTCTTCATTTTCAGCTAATTTCGCATTAGTTGCATCTCTTACATTAAGTAATTTACCTTTCAATGGAAAGACGCCAATATAATCTGATCCATTTGGGACAGATGATCTACCTGCCATTGCGAGACTTTTTGCTGAATCACCTTCTGTTAAAATTAAAACACATTCTAAAGCTTTTTTACCAACACCAGCATAATTTGCGTCAGTAAGTTTAGGTAACCCTTTAATTGTTTTAACTTTTTTTCCGTCAGATTTTTTTAAAAAAGATTGTTCTTTCATTTTCGCGAGATTAATAATCTGATCAACAATTCCTGTTTTTGCTAAATTTTTAATTAATTTATCAGAAGGTTCATACGATGATCCAAATTGAGCTGGTAATGAATCTAAATGTTCTTTAGTTTGAGATTTAAAAGATGGATTGTCGATAATTGAGTCAATAAAAATAACAAGATTTTCTTTGATTGATTCTTTTTTAATTTTTGCTTCTTTGTATTTTTTTTTAATTATAATGCTGAGTTTTTTAATAATTTCATCAACAACATAATCAACATGTTCGCCGCCATTATATGTACAAATACCATTAACAAATGAAATTTGTTCAAAAACACCATCAGGTATATATTTGACTCCTAGTTTCCATTTACCAGATTCTTCATAAAATAGTGTTTCTTTTGATTTTGATTCTTCAGAACCATTTTCAGTTTCATTATTTTGTTCTGTATTTTCATTTTCATCATTTTCATCATTATTTTCATCATTATTTTCATCATTTTCTTGATTATTAAATTCGTACAAATCAATATATTTTTTGAAATTATTCGTCTCGACACGCTTGTCATTCAAATAAACTTTAACTTTATTAGTAACACCTGCCATATCGATAACACGTTTAGATAATAAAGCTACCATATCATCGGATAAACTAGTAAGATTAAATTTTTCTAAATCTGGAGTAAATGTAATTTTTGTATATGTGATAGGTTTTTCAGCTTTTAGTTGCGTAATAATTGGTGGCTCTTTAACCGATAAATTATCACGAAATTCTTGATAAAATTTAAGTTTTCTCTCTCCATCAACTGTTTCGACTGAAAAAAATTTAGAATAAATATTTGTTAACTTCGCACCAAGTCCATTACGACCTCCTGTAGATCTTATTTCCGTGTCATCAAAATTAGTTGATGTCATCAAATCACCAAATAACATTTCTGGTATATATTCATCATAAACTTGATGTTTAACGACAGGAATACCTTTACCATTATTCCAAATTGTTATTTGTGGAATAGTCTGATCGATATTAATTTTAAAAGTATCACAAGTATTGTCATTACAACTATGATCTCTTGCATTAACTAAAATTTCATCATATATCTTATATAGTCCTGGAACATAATCAATTTCTCTTTTAATTATTTTTTCTTTTGTCATATCATATACCCACATATTTTCTCTATGTGATAAATTAGTTCCAGTATACATATCAGGTCTTGCCAATATATGTTCGATTTGTGTTTTTTTTTGAAACATTTGTTCTATTGTTTTCGTTTCTGACTTCTGATTATTTTCTGTCACAACATTTTCATTTTGAATTTCATTTTCAGATGTGTTATTAGAATTTGTGATAAATATATCAGATTTGTGTTCAATCTTTTGTTCGGATACTTTTTTTTTAGACGTAACTGTTTTTTTTACTTTTTTGACTATTGTTTTCGATGACATTAATGATGTATAAATTAATATATCTTTATATCGTTAAGTGACAATATATTTATTATTCAATTTTTTATATTTCATGATTGAACTTGTTCAATCATGAAATATAAAATAATTGCCATAGCGTAGCGGTTTCAATTTTTTAACGATATTATTGCGTTAAGAAAATCATACGAGAGTAAACATATATATATAAAATATAACAAGTTTTTAGACATGTTCATTTTATTATTCATATGTTTAATAATTATAATAAATAGTTTATATAATATTTGTTTCACTATTGATAATTTCCTTAATACAATAATATTAATTTTTTATTTATTGTATTTGTACACATTCAAACACAATTTTAACAATCTCGAACTGCCAAATAATATTTATTAACAAATATTATTTGTTAATAAATAAAAAATAAAAATATTATATCAAACTAATCAATGTTCAAAAATATTTAATGTTTCATGGTCTTTGATCTTTTTTTTGAAGATTTTTTAGATTTCTTTTTTGAAATTTTACGGGATGGCTTTTTGGATGGTTTACGAGATGGTTTACGAGATGGTTTACGAGATGGTTTGCGAGATGGCTTTTTGGATGATTTGCGAGATGGCTTTTTGGATGATTTGCGAGATGGTTTACGAGATGGTTTACGGGATGGTTTACGAGATGGTTTACGGGATGGTTTACGAGATGGTTTACGAGATGGCTTTTTAGATCCTTTTTTAGATGATTTTTTTGATCCTTTTTTGGATGATTTCTTTGATCCTTTTTTGGATGGTTTTTTACCGCCAACTAAAGATGGACGTTTTGAGCCTTTTTTAGATGATTTTTTTGATCCTTTTTTGGATGATTTCTTTGATCCTTTTTTGGATGGTTTTTTACCGCCAACTAAAGATGGACGTTTTGAGCCTTTTTTAGATGATTTTTTGGATGATTTTTTAGATCCTTTTTTGGATGATTTCTTTGAACCCTTTTTTTTCTTTCCACCAACTAATTCACTTTCGCATGCTTCTGAGCCACCAACTTGATGTTTAGTTTTCTTTTTGCGACCAACTTTACCACCAACTAATTCACTTTCACATGGTGCACCTCCGTGTTGTTTTGATTTTTTTCGTTTTTTTGCTTCCTCAGCAATCAACTCATCGAGAGTAGGTTCGACATCGATTGACATTATAATATATATATTAATGGTTAGATTATTTTTTTGCCTATAATAAAAAAATTAAACTAAATAAAATTTAATTTTTTAATTTTTTAATACACGATTATTTAAACATAAATATAACATATATATACAAGATCTTAATGCAACAATTTATAAAAACTGATAATGATGTTAAAATTGAGATGCATAAAAAAAAAACATCAAAAAATTTTAAAAGACAATCAAATCAAGAACAAATTATAAAACCACGATACGGAACTACAATTGATTTAAATACGAATAAAATAACTGATGAATTAGACAAACATACATTAAGGAACCAACTAATTGCACAATCGATTGATGAAACTTATAAAAAATATAGAATCAGCAGAATTAATATAGATAGTTCGTATAGAAATATTTATCCAAAAAATATCATAAGTAAATATATTACTATTTCAAATCCATTTGAGTTTACGAAAAATTCAAACAAAATACAAATACGTCTTCCTTTTGGTCATGGTATTAAAATGAATGATACAATAACAATATCAGGATTAATACCAAGACAAATAACACAAAGACCAAATACATTGACACTAAAAAAAAATAGCAAATACATGTTCATAAATCAAACTGATCATGGATTTACTGGAAACAATAACGTAATTAAAATTTCTGGTGTTACAAATTTATCATCAAATTCAACATCATTTATAAATAATATTCCATTAATTGTTATTAATTCTGAACATAAAGTGATATTAATTGATAATAATGGTGTTATCGATCGTGATAATTATTTGATCGATATTGATATTTACTCAAATAGTGATTTTATTTATTCAGGAGATTTTTATACAATTGATGTTATGTCTTTTAATGGTATTCACCTGAAATATATTAATGCCAGCTATCCTATTATTGATTTAGTACAACAAGGTTATCAAAATGTTGTCGAAAGTGGTCCTGATTATATTATTATTGAAATTGATGTTACCGCATCAGATATATCTGAAATTGGTAGTCAAACAAATGATAACATTATTATTGGGTTAATTTCTGAATCAATAAGTGCATATCCTGATCCAGAATATTATACTTATCCGTTAAATCAAATGTATTATAATGTTAAAAAAATAAAATTAGTGAGTTCAGAAATTCCGAATACAGAAATGTTGATTAAAAATATGCCTCCAAATCTAAAAAATAGTTCATTATATTGGCAAATAAGAGATGATGGTGATTTTATATATAAAGTCGATATTAGTTCAGGTAATTATGATGCAGAAACTTTAATGAAAGAAATAACAAATAAAATATCTGAAGTTGACAGGATGTTTGGTGAATATTTTGATAAAACATTATATTATCCAAAATGTATACCAAAAATAATAATAAATCCCAACAATAATCTTTTTTCTATCCAAATTTTATCAAAAATTATATTATCAGAAGCAATCGTAATAAGTACCGATACATATTCTGATAATTATATGCGTATTATAATTACTCAACCATATCATAATTTAAATGTGGGTGATAATGTGACTATCATTGGATCTGTAAATGTCATTGATCATACTGAAGAAATTATTGATCCATCAACAAATGATACTACAATAATTAATTATTATGTACCAAATAATATAATCAATAAAAATCATTTGATTGAAAAAATAAATGGAATTAATTCATATGTTATTAAATTAGATAAATATAATACGATAACTACACCTGACGTTAATAATGAAGATATAATCAATGGTGGTAACGCTATTCAAATTATATATCCACTAACAATAAGATTATTATTTAATAAATGTGATACATTTGGTTCTGTTCTTGGATACAAATATATTAATGAAGAATCATCAATAACTATTTTTGATAAAATTATAACAAATAAAACATCATATATTGATGGATCAAATTTAAATACGGTCGGAATGACAGATTACAACGAACCAATGTTAAATTTTAGGACATTCCCATATATTGTCATGGCATCACAATTATTTAGTTTAAATGTAAATTTACAAGATTCGTCAGGAGTATTTGCAAAATTATTTTTGACAGGTAATACAGGGTCGATGATATATGATCAATATGTTCAAATATCTGAAAATTTACGTATACCAAAACTTAATGAATTAACATTTTCATTTTTGACACCTGATAACCGTTTATATAGTTTTAATGATCAAAATCATTCATATACATTAGAAATATATGAAGAATTAGAAGAAAATGAAAATATTAAAAACTAATAAGTTCATTAAATGTTTTTAATGAACAATATAAATTTGCATACCATTTATGTGATATGTCTAATATAATTTGATTATATTCAAGAGTTTTTTGAACTAATTCCGAAATGTATATGTTATACAATTTAATATTCTCGACAATTTTTTTATCTAAACCTAATTCAATTGTTATTTCTTCAAGTAATGTCGAAAAATACATTTCAAATGGTTGTGAAGTATTTATTGTATTATCGAAATCATCAAATTTAATAGAATAAAAATCTTTAATAGTTTCAAATATTTTTAGTTTAACATACTTTATCACATACTCTTTTAATTTTTCTTCAATCGTTTTTGATGTATTATTATCTAAATCATCAAAATTAAATATTTGTGTAGTTCTAATAATTTTCATTATGTTACTAACATAGTAATCTGTTATAATATATTTAATAAATACAACACCAGTAACAATCAGAAACAAATAATATATATTAACTTCAGTATTTAATTGTGTCATCTTATTTGGTTTAGATCCGAATGTTCCTTCATCTTCTCCTGTCGATTTGTATTTATATAGTACTTTCTTTTTATATTTTTGTTCGAGTACCGTAATAAAATTTTTAAATATAACTAATATGTCACTAATATATTGTTTATGATTTTTTAATTTTGTTTTAATTTCTTGTGATTTGATCGATTTGTGATTTATTATTTTATTATTAATTATTTTGATTATCTTATTTAATGACACAATTTGTTCTTTATTAAATGGTATTTGAATTTTATCTAATTGTTCTGATTGTTCATCTGTTATATTTCGTTTTATAATGCTATCGATAATAAATTGAACATCAAATATTTCTTTCAATTCATTATATTTCTCAAACAAAGTGTTAATGTTAAATATAATTTTTTTATAACCATTTCGATAAAATTTAGGTATCGATTTTTTAATATTTGCTATTTGTAACATGCTGTCTATAAATGTTTTATTTAATAAACTAAAATTAGGAGAAACTAAATTTTCGATCAATATTTTATAAGCGAATGATATTGGTGATTCTTGGTAATTATTAAATTGATATAATATTCTTTCAATTTGATTTTTCAATATTTTTGTTATTAAATAATTTTCCGATTGTATTGCATAATATATAGGAGAAAATCCATTAACATCTTTTTTAAAATAATCTAATGTTTTGGCATTTTGAATTATGACATTAATTATTTTATCTATATTAAATGAACATTGTCTTGAGCTAATTGATTCTAAAGTATTATAACTTTTTGAATAATATACTAAATAACTACCATTTGATCTTATAATTTCTAATGGCTCATCATTTTTGTCATTTTCTATAATATTAGTTATAATTTCTTTATCTAACACATCGATATTTTCTTGATTTTTTACTTTTATTTCTTCATTAATTTTGTTTGTTGGTTGTATTAAAACCATTTCGTTAATATTTTTATTTAATTTGATTGATACGTTTGTTGTCTCTAAAATATGATTAAACACATCAGAAGCGATATCAAATAGCTCAGGATTTTTTGTATTAAAAATGATATTTTTAATTTTTCGGAGAGTCGTGTTATATATTTCAGACTTAATCGTTTTAATAATCAAATTATCTAACATTTTAATCATAATTAACATCGCATCAATATTTATGTTATCTTTATTAAGTTCATTTATTCCAGTCAAATTAGTCGTTAATTTATTTACGATGTCATTTAATATATTATTTTCGTCAGTTGTCGGAGTAATAGCTTTCGTCATAAATTGTCTAACAAATTCTTTTTTAATATCACCAATATAATCAACACATATATCCGAAGTAAATATGTTTGGAACAAATTTTAACTCTTTTGTATCAACTCGTGTATTAATCGCAGGTCCAATAATAATATCTTCAACTTTTTTTTCGATATTATTTTCTTTGATTAATGGATAATATTTTTGTTCTGCTTCAATTAATTTAATACAAAAAATTGGCAAACTTATTAATTGAAATGGTGTAAATATTTTATCTCCATTTGGTGGCGCATTATAAAAATTCTTGTTGCCAATAAAATACATTATCGATAAATAAATATTTAATAATTTTACATATTCTTGTAACATTAAATTTAATTTTTTAATATCATCAATGTCTTGATTTGTATTAATTAATCGTACCATATTTAATAATTCATTAAACTGATCATATATTAACTTAAAAATATTTGGATTATTAAATTGTAATAATGTAACACCAGCCAAACCAAATTTGTTTGTTATATCATTGTTAATATCAATTATTTTCGCTTCGATTTTTAATATTATATCAGCCAATATCTGAACGACACAACTATTTGATGAAATTAATTTTTCATCTTTTTTGTATCTTATTATTTTTGAAATAATATCGGGATCATTAATTTCTATATTTTCTCTATTTTCTAAATTTAATTTGATTATACCTCCTTTAATAAATTTTTCATATTCTTCTGATATTTTTTCAATCGCAATCATCAATTGGTAATTAATATTTCCTTTCAATTCAGTTTTTTTGATAGTCGGATTGGTAATATTCCGAACTAATGTGTCTTGTGTATCTTTTAATATTGTATCGATTGGCGTATCTTCAAATGTTAATGTGTTATTATTATTTTCGTCGACGAAAATAGTTGTTAATTTTCGTTGTTGATAATATTGATCGACAAATTTTACATTGTTTCTAATAATTTTAATTTGTTGTTTGTATAATTTTACGTTGTTATAAAAAATAGACAAAATTTCGTTATAAATATTATTTTTATCTTCTGATGCTTGTTCTTGTTCGATAACATTTTCAGGTTTTATATGTTTTTCACAAGGTTTATGGTGCGGAATAACTGCAAGATGTAATATATTTTGATGTTTTCCATTAATTTTATTGGCGTCAGCTCCATTATTTAATAAAAATTTAATTATTTCATCGTATTGATTAGTTACTGCAATATGTAAAGGTGTTTCAATATTATTATTAAATGAATCAATACTTAATGAGTATGGTGGTTTAATTAGTTGATTTATTATTTCTATTTTTTGAGATTGGTTCATTTTGGTATTATCAATTGAAATAAGTAAATGTAAAGGAGAATTTCCGTCTTTATCTTTTAGCCCAGTACTAATGTTTGATTGAAAAAATGTTAATATTTCAGATGGATTATTAGAATTAATAATACTGATCATAGCATTATTTAAATCAGTTAAATCAGTTTTATATATTTCAGTAGATATTGGACCGGTAGTATATGGTTTTTGATATGGTTTTGATATAAATTCAGATTTTCTAGGTATCATCTATAATATTTGTTATATAAATTATTTTATAACATAACAAATAAGAAAAATATTAAACTTATTTCTTTCATCAAATTTATTTCGTTAAATTTAATTATAACAATTATTATTTGTTTTGTTTCTTACCTTTTTTAACTTTTTTTTGTTCGAATTCTTTTTTAAGTGATACTTTTTCTTTAATGACTCGTTTTTCCATAATATGATTTGTATATGTTTCTGCCGTTTCTGGACTTTTTAATATTTCTGCTAATGTCGTTTTTATTAACTCTGGTGTTAATGGTCCTTTCGATTCTCTAACATTTTTGCTTATATTTCCTTTATCAGTTAATATTATTTCTTGTTTTATTGCATTCATTAACTCTATAATTTGTCCCTCATATTGTTTCTTTTCTTCATTCTTATCTTTCATTTCTGATCTTAATGTCGAAATTTGATCATCTAATGCCAACCATTCAATTATTAATGTTCGTAACATTTCCTTATTTATCTTAATTACTTTTTTAACTGGTTCTTCGACTAAATTATTTTTTTCATTAAGTTTGTTCATGTGATTTGATATTTGATTATTCATCGTTTCTGTATCAGCATTTATATCAAGAATAATATCAGTTTCGTCATTAATATTTTCATTTGACTTGATTGGTTTTTCATTTGGTTGGATAGGTTGTGTGGACTGTATTAATTTATTATTTATATTTTTTTGTTCAGAATTAGTAGTATTGTTAGAATTAATTAAATTTTCTATATCATTATTTTTTACTTGATTAGATTGATTTATCATAATGTTATAACTTGAACTTATAAAAAAATAAATAAATTTAAATTTATTTATTTTTGTAAAGTATATTTTTTAATTGATTAATATCATAATCAAATCCAATTGTTGAATTAATTCATGAAAATTTTGTGGTAACTAAAGATTGTTATCAATGAACTGTCGTTAGTAATTCGACTATGTTTTTTATTATATTTCGTTATAACAAAAAACACATGCGGATCTATTATTAATATTACAATCTTTACTTCATTTAACTACCTTGTCAAATAGTTATTTTCTATTTTTTACCATCTGTTTATTACAAATGTAGGACATGGTAGTTCAGATCGAATGTTATGTGAAGCACTTTTTTTTGACTGTTCGATTTTGTCAACATCTATTTTAATTTCATAAAATTCAAATTTAGCGATTCGCGTTAAATTTAAATATTTATTATGTTTTTGGAATAAATTTTGAGTTCCTTTCCATAATATTTATAATTTGTTTATATTAAATATCTCTATATAATTTTTAACATAATGGTTTAGTATTGTAATCAGGTTCAATAGTTGAATTATTCCATGGTGATATGACAAATTTAGGATTAGGTGGCGCAGATCGAATGTCATAAGTTGCATTTTTTCTTGACTGACCAACTGTATCGACACCTATTTTAATTTCAGGAAGTTCTAAATCGACAGCTTGCATTAGATTAAATTCTTTGTTAGGTACTTGGAACCAATCTTTATTTTCTTCGATAGGTAATAAATCAGAAGATCCTAAAGTTTTTCTTGATTCAGAAGATATAACTTTAGCAAATTTAGGATCGGGTAAATTATTTTTAGGCAACAACATGTAATCAGCATTTTCATCAAATGATTGATATGTTTTTTGTTGGATTGGATTATCTTTTGGATACATTGGTTGTTTGCTGTCAGGAACTAATTGTTCTGCCATTGATTGATAATTTTTATTTCTTATAACATCATTTGTATTACTTGGAGGTGGTTCGATAAGTTTTTGATTGGGATTTGGAGAAACTGCACTTGTATATTTTGGTCTTGGCACTTCAATTTTTTGCGAAGTACTTGATTTTTTTTCTGCATATAATTGATCGATGAGTTCAGCATCGGAAACGTTTTTTTGTTTAAGAATAGGAGATTGAACAGTATTAGGTTTAGATTGGAATTTTTCGACGACATTTTTATTTTTATTATAATTTTTTTCTTTAGAAGACGATTTTTCTTTTTTTGATGAATTTATATTAAATATCCAAAATAAAACTATTCCGATTAGAACAATAAGTAAAAGATTATTATCGCTAGTCATATGAAATATTATATTATATATCTAGATAATTTAATTTTTCAGATATTTAATAATTTAAAAAAAATGTATTATTATTATATATATTTAAATGTCAAGTGATCAACAATTATCTAATTCATTGTTAAAATTATATAAAGAAAATAAAGAAATTATACATCTACTATTAGATTGTCGCATTCGTTTACCTTTATTTGGTGTTGATGAAGATGGTAATAATTTACTCCATCTAATGATTAATGGATTTAAAAAAAATAATATGATGATAGAACCTGATTTGATTGGTGCAGAAAAAATATTAAAAAACATTCAAGCAGGTGTTTACGATAATAAAACAAGAGAACATTTACTTAATTCACAAAATAAAGAAAAAAATACTCCTGCTCATTTGGCTGTTATGAAACGTCAGTTCAAAATTGTTAATATGATGGAAAAGTTAGGTGCCAATCTTAAATTACCTAATAATAATAAAGAAATTATTCAAAATACCGATTCTGAATCATCTTTCCAACCTAACACAAATACTAAAAAACAAGAATTATTAAACGGTAAAGAACTTGATTCAGTAACAATTACTGCATCTGCTCCAGCTCCAATTGCTACTTCTATTCCTGAAAAAAGTAAACCATTAACTGATTCACCAACATCAATTAACACGTCTAATTTTATTAATAATGAAAATCAATCAAATATTTTGTCCGCAACATCACCTGATTCAATCCCTCCGAATAAACAAAATCAATTAACAGAATCTTCAGATGATATAAGTACTGATGGATTTATTAAATTTTTAAATAAAAATAAAAATCAAACCGGTGGTAAACATAGTTCAAGTATTAAAGGCAGACGATCGATTAAACATTATAGCGAATCAGAACAAGCTAATTCAGAATCTTCTTTATCAGAATCTGATACTTTAGGTATTGCCGATGTAATTGCACAATATCAAATTGGCGGAAAATCTAAATCTCGTTCCAAATCTAAATCTAAATCTCGTTCTAAATCCAAATCCAAATCCAAATCTAAATCTCGTTCTGTATCTCGTCCCAAATCAAGATCCAAATCTAAATCCAAATCAAGATCCAAACCCAAACATAAATCAAGATCTGTTTCAAGAAAAAATAAGGAATCATCTGATATTCATGCAGAAGTGGTCGAAATAATTAAAAAAATGGGTTATTCAGAAGATGATGCGAGATATATTAAAGCTGGGTTATATAACAAAGTCAAAGAAAATTTTGCTAATTTAGGTAATATGCAAAGAGCTCTTAAATTAAAAGAATTAACAACACAAGAAGAAGTAGAAAAAATGGCAAAACTTATACCAAAATTAAAAGAACTTGTTACTAAAGCTAGAGAACAACGAAAAATAGAAAAAGAAAAATTATCATCAGAAAAGGGAAATAAAGAGAAAAAAGAGAAAAAAGAGAAAAAAGAAAAGTTAGCGCCCGAAAAAAGTGTAACTAAAGAAAAAAAAACAAAAAAAACAAAAGAACCTAAAGATACGACTGAATCAAGTATCTAAGAAATAATTTGAAATACTTTATCAATTGCTAAACTTATTCCAAATTTATTATTTTTTTCATCTATCCATAAACAGTCAGGATGAAATTTAAAATCAAAATGTTTATTTTTATCAAATTGTACCCACTCAACAATATATTCTTTATTTTTATTTATATTTATTAACGGTGTTGTTGTTTTGTTTTTATAAGTTTTTAAATGGAATCTTATTACTACTCCATATTCTTTCCTGTCAATTATGTTAGATATAATTTTCATATTTTTAAGCTCATTAAATGATGAAAAATAATTTTCAATATTTTGAATTATATTTATTAATTCAACATACGGTTTATTTTTTTGTCCTATCTGTTCACAACTAAAACAAATATTTAGACGATGTTGTGTCATAATATTTGTTGTTTTATGATCTGAATCAGTTTGTCTACCGAATTGAGAAAAGACGTTACATATATCAAATAATGGGAGTGAATTATTTTGGTTAACGATATGATATTTTTTAATTTCGCCATTATTATTTTTATAAGGTATAAGTTGTAAATTTATTGTTTCCATAAATTTATAATTTATAATATTTGAATTAGATTTATATTAAAGAATTAATATCAATTGATATACTTTATTGTTTTTTTAATAAATATATTTAAGTCATTAACATTTCTTGTGCCTTCATAATTACAGATATATTCATTATCATTATATATACTAATTGTTGGATATCCATTAATATAATCATATTGTGGCTGTTGATTAGTACAATTAACATCAACAAATAATATATTATCATCTTTGTGTATATTTTTAAATTCGATCCATGTTGGTTTAAATTTCTGACACCACAAACACCAATCAACATAAAAAAGTTTAATGATAATCATTTTTATGTTAATATAAAATATGTTTTTTTATATTAATTTTTTTATAAATGCTTCAAAACTAATTTTATCTTTCATACCTTTATAATTCCCAACATATTCATTATAATTTTTATACACTGATACAGTCGGATACCCTTTAACATATTCAATTTGTGGACTTTCAGTTGAACAATCAATTTCAATAAATGTTATGTTATTGCTATATTTATTTTTAAGTTCATTCCAAATTGGTTTAAAATTTTTACAATGACCACACCAATCAGCATAAAAAAGTTTGATTGTAAATTTACGTTTTGGTTTATTTTTCATTGTCTCAGTTAATTTTGTTTTAAGATCATTTGTTATTGATTGAATTGATCTTGTTACTGATTTTGGAGTAGTATGTATTTTTTTCGAATGTGCATATTTTTTGTTCATTTTTTTTCTACTTGGAATGGGATTATATTTGTGTTTAATATTTGAAAATAATTTGTGACGTGTTGATAAATTATTCCAATTAAGAACGACATACATAATTATTAAAATAATTATAATTACTGGTAACCAAATTAATTGTTTGTAAAATCGAATCATTTATTATAATATAAAATTGACATAAATTTTTTATTAATTATTTATTAATTGTTTATTTAAAAATTATATTTACGTAATCTATTTTATATCATGGAAAAAATTTATGATCAAATTTTTAATAAAATAATTACAAGCATAAACACACCTAATTTTAAACAAAAAATAAATCAGCACATTATTGATCCATTAATTCAAGATATTTATCAAAAAACTCATAATTATTTTATAACAATCATATCATTATATGGTATAACCATTTTGTTATTATTATTAATATTATCAATTTTAATCGCAAAAAAAACTATTAGGTAAACTTTTGTGCAAATTTTTAAGTAATAAATAAAATACTATAAATTTAAAATTAATTTCGTGGCTATCTATATATAGTCAATATGGTTACAAATTATCAAAAAAAAATATTATTATATCTATTATTCGGATTTCTTATTTTTTCTATTATCAAAGTCTTACCAAATAATACACTAAATAATTTTGACGCTACTATTATTTCGATAATAATATTAATTATTAGTATTTGTCTTGAAAAAGCTATAACTAATTATACATCTAAACACGACGAAATAAACAAAGAAAATTTTGATCAATCAGCTTATGAATTGTTCGACAAGCTAAAAGATATTATCGATAAAAATAAATCAATAGATTTATCGTCCATTAAAAATATTGAAAAACCTATTGAAGATTTAAAAAAATCATTGTCAAAATCATTAGTTTCGACTTTAATTTCAAAACCATCCACGATTATTGCGTCAACTACAATTCCTATTAATAAAACAAAACCACCAACAATTCCAATCACAATACCAATAACATCAATTAATTCATCAAAAACTTCAAAATTAATTGATCCTCCCAAATCAATCAAACCAATTGATCCTCCTAAATCAATCAAACCAATTGATCCTCCCAAATCAATCAAACCAATTGATCCTCCCAAATCAATCAAACCAATTGATCCTCCCAAATCAATCAAACCAATTATTAAACCATCAAAATTAAATATAATTAAACCGATCGATACAAAAATTAGTTCAATCGAATATGACGTAGAAAAAATAAAATTCCCGTTTACGCTTCAATTTATGAGAGATGTTTTTTCTGATATGTTAAAAATTAAAAATGATGATAAAAATTCGAATATTGTCGAAACAAAAATTCAAATGTTATCGAAATCAAATGAATATTATGAAATATTCATACAATTAATTCAAACAAATATGGAATCTGTTTATAGATATTTAACAGAAGAACAATTTAATAATTTGAACGAACTAATAATTGATGTTAAACAAAGAAGATCAAATAAATTTATCGAAAAAGAAAAATCAGTAAATACAAAAGAGCTTTCGCCATCAATGAATAAATTTTTAAAAAAAATGATTAAACAAAATAAATATATCGACAATAATGGTTTTATACAAAATATTGTTGATAACGATATGAAATATTCTATGTACTCGCCACAAGATTATGAAAAATTAGGAACATACGATTCGAATTTTACTAATAAATGGTCAAATGATTATGTTTTACTTAATACTAATAAATGGTTGCCACCTTTTGGTCATCGCAATCATAGAGAACAAGCTAAAACGGCATATGGTGGAAAATCGTGTGGTGTTTGTCCAAGTATAACATCAGGTTATCCTGTTAGATTAAAAGATTTTAATTTGTCTAGAAAAATATTACCACCAGATATGATTAATATTGATTATATAAATGAAAAACTTTTAACTGGTTTACCTTAAATAATAAAAAAATATTTAAATTTAAATTTAAATATTTTTTTAAAGTGGATGAATAATATTTGAAACGATAATATGATAAAAAGCATAACCAAGTAATATAAAAAGAATTACATACATTGAATCTTCGTCAAATAATTTTTTTTCTGTACGTAAATGTAATAATATATGAGAAATTAATAGCACAACAGCATTTTTAACTAGATCATTTATTAAATCTTTTCTGTTAGTATATTTAAAAAACATCGTTTTTGATATATTATATATTAATATATTTTTTTATGAAAATAATAAGTTTAAAAAAATAAAAAATTAACTAATATCTATTTATTAAAATGTTATCTACATTTATCACATTTATCATTCTGTTCATAATTTTATATTTTATCTTTAAATTTATACAGTTAGCGCAACGTGTCGATGCATTAGAAAATTTAACAGGCGATTTAAATAAAAAAGTAAACGCAAAAAAAAAATCTATTGTCAAAGTTGATCAGAATAATCAAATACAACATTTTACGCATCAAAAATCAATTCCAGATAAAAACATTTCACCAATCAACAAACATAATAATAAAATAACATCAATACGTAATTTAAATCATAATAACGAATATGATACCGAACAATCAGCCCAAATTATTACAAATAAATTAAATGGCAATAAAAAAAATTCTAAATCTGACCACGAAACAAATAATAATGAAACTGATGAAACTGATGAAACTGATGAAACTGATGAAACTGATAAAAATAACGAAACTGACGATGGTGAAACTGATGATGAAACTGATACAAATAATACTGAAACAGATAATAATGAAAAAACCGAAGATATTAAAGGTAACAATCAAATTAAACTTAATATTATGAATAATGATACTAACACAAGTACAACAATTCCAATCGGTTTAGAAAAAGTATTATCATCAATGTTCAGTTTCGGTAATGAAAAGCAAGAAAATGATGATGAAAACAAAGAAAATGATGAAAATAAAAAAAAAATGTATGCCGATATGATGAATCAATTTGATGATATACTAAATGAACAAAATAAGAAACCAAAAATTGAAGAAATTAATAGTTCTGAACAAAACAAAGAAGAAAATAATGAATTAGAAGAAAATAAAAAATCTGAAGAAGATAAAAAATCTGAAGAAAATAAAAAATCTGAAGAAGATAAAAAATCTGAAGAAAATAAAAAATCTGAAGAAAATAAAAAATCTGAAGAAGATAAAAAATCTGAAGAAGATAAAAAATCTGAAGAAGATAAAAAATCTGAAGAAGATAAAAAATCTGAAGAAGATAAAAAATCTGAAGAAAATAAAGAACCAGAAGAAAATAAAAAATTAGAAGAAAATAAGGAATTAAAAGAAAATAAGGAATTAAAAGAAAATAAAGGATCAGAAGAAAATAAGGAATTAAAAGAAAATAAGGAATTAAAAGAAAATAATGAATTTGTAGAAGATAAAAAACCAAAAAATGAAGAAATAATAATACCAAAAATAGACGAAAATCAAACTGATGTTGTGAATAATATTATTGAAAAATCAAACAAAATAAACGAGACTAATGAAGGAAATATAAAAATAAATAATGTTATAAATATATCTGACATATTAAACATCAACAAAAAAAACAGCAAATATACAGAAAACGAACTTATCATTAAGCCATATGAAGAAATTAAAAATATAGCTAGATCAAATAATATTCCTATTTCGAGTAATGGAAAAATAAGAACAAAAAAATTAATAATTGACGATATTTTGACAATAGTAAAATAAAAAAAATATCGTAATAATATATAATAACATGAATAATTTTAGTTTAAACAAAAGTGATTTAAATTTAAATAACAAATTTGAATCAAAATGTACTTATCCTGCATTGATGAGTGATGAACATTATTTTACTAATTTTGTTTCGAGTAGATTATTTAATGATGGTTTACAAAAAAATCTTAACGCGAAAGGAAGCAATAATTATAGAGAAATTTTACAAAATGGAGCAGCAACAATAATTGGAAATGAAATATATCAATATGAAAAAACAAGATGCAAATCTGATAATCAAAATATATTTTATATTGACCAAACAAAAAATAACCCAAATAAGGCATTATCTGATGAATATCAAGGACAAAAAATATTAAATCATGGGATTAAAAAATCAGAACCCGCATCATTTTAAAATATTAAAATAAATTTTAAATAAATTTAAACTTATTTTAATATTTAATAAAATACACCTATCGACGGATCGGGACTATAAAATGCCGATGGATAAAAATCAACAACATATGGAAAACTTAGTGGCGAAACAAATGTTGGAAGATATAATCTGTCAGGACTATATAAAGATGGGTAATAATACCAATATGAAATTGGGTCTATATAATATGATTTTTTAACATAATAATCAGGACTGTCATCATCATCGTCATCATCATCATATTTTTTATGACCTCCCTCTTGTGCTGATTCAGATTCGGATTCAGATTTTGCGCTTTCACTCAAGCGATCAAGAGATTTACCGGATCTTTTAGATTTTTTGGATTTGGATTGAATTTTAATAATATTTTGAACAAGATCATCAGTATGCTCGATTTTACCATTATATTTTTTTATTGAATATGATACATCTTTATTTTTATCAATAACTTCATTAACAACGAAATGAGAGAAATTGTCAGTATTAAATCGTTTATTTTTTGGACTCCCACCATATTGTTCGAGATTAAAATTTGATATTTGTGATTTTTTTTCGTCGACCGAATCGGATTTAACTTTAAGTAAGGTAAATTTAAAATTATGGACTGAATTATTAAAGTAATTTGATAATGTTTCATATGCCTTTTTCGCGGCTTTAATAGAATTATCAGCTTGAAATACTTTTGGAAGTGATCCTTCAATATAAGGATTAATCAACATGTAAAATTTTCCTGTCATTATAGTATATTATTTGTTAAACAAAAAAAATTGATAAATTAAATATTTTACTTAAAGTTTAAATATATAAGTATCATTATCAAATATTTAATATGATGTCAGAAAATTTAGATCTCGATACAATGAATAAAATTTTATATAATAAAGACATATTGATATATATATATACAAAAAAAATACAAGCATTTAAAAGTATCGTCGAAGCATTAAAAGAAGTTTTTAAAGACGTCCCCCTTCGGTTTAGTCCTCGTGTTGAAAAACAATCAGAAAATGATCCAACAAAAAAAAAGGTTACGGGTGGTATGACAATAACTGCTTTTAATACAAATAGCAATATTCTCGTTAGATTAAATTTAGATGCTGACGGATTTGGTTTTTATAAATGTGAACCTGATAATCAAAAAAAATGTGTTTCGTTGGGAGTTAATATGTCAAATTTGTTCAAATTAATTAAATTTTTAAACAATGATGACGAACTTCATATAATATATAATAAAAATAGTTTAAATAAATTAAACTTACAATATGTTAGCAAATTTAAAAGACTAACATCCGATTATTATTTAAATTTGTTGGATCTAAAAGATGAAAATATTATGATCGGAAAACAAAATTATGATTTCGTAATATCTATGCCATCAGGTGATTTTCATAGTTTAATTAAAAATATGAGCACAATATCTGACAAGGTAAATATCATTTTCAATAGCAATAATAATAACTATTCTTTAATTTTTAAATGTGGTGGTGAATTTGCATCTCAAATTTCTGAATTTAATGGTTCAACATCACAAAATGAAAATAACGGGAACACAATAAACGTAACAAAAAATGAAGAAGATATTGACGAACCAAATAATAATATTGTTCAAGGCGAATATGAGCTTAAAGCTTTATCATTATTTTCTCGATGTCAAACAATGTGTCCGGTTATCGAGTTATATATTAAGAATGTTTCGCCATTAATTATTAAATATAGGATAGCAGATATGGGTACGGTACATTTAATTATATCACCATTAAATAGTGAAACATTAAATAATAATGGAGATAGTGAAGAGAATGAAAATGATTCAGATAATGAAGAAAAAAATTAAAATTTATTTAGGATATAATAATTATAGCTTGACGAATGGTATTTAAAAAAAGTATAACGTATTGTGGTAATTTAATTAGTGCAATTTATCGATTTTATTTAAAAAATGCATTAACATATTATATACCTTTGGAAATGAAGTTAGTAATAAAAAATAAAACAAATAAAATAAAGGATTATAACAAACTTAAAAAATATAAAAATAGGTATAATTTTATTTATAAATTTAATAGGATCGAAAAAAAAAATTCTGAATTTATTAATTTAGGTTATTATTATCATACAAGTCATCATAATAAACAATATTTTAATAACACACAACTCGCATTTCCGCCAGATGAAATACAATCTATAAAAATGATATTAAAAAATAAAAAAAATAAAGAATACGAACACATTTTAGTTAATGATTTGATGGACAAGAATAATTTTATTAATAAAATTCTTTCACATTCGACGACTGATTCGAAATTAAATATTTTATTATATTTTTATTTACAAAAATATTTAAACATTTATGATACAATTAGTTTAGTGGAATTAGAAATAAATGATGAGTATTACAATATTGATTTTAATAGTAAATTAAATGATATATACAGACAAATTAGTATATAAATTCAAACATGAACTCTTATTAACAGTATAATAACAAAATGTGTATTTTGTTATTTTATCAATAAATTTTGAAATTTTTAGTTTAAATAACAAAACATATAAAAATAGCTTATATAATACATATATACGGTCAAATATGGCATCAGAAATATATAGTTATTCAGCCGAGCAAAGTAATATCGAAAAGATAGAATTTTGTGTGTTCGGTAATCATGAAGTTAAAAGATATTCCGTAATTAATGATCAATTTGGTATTAATATTCCAGAAGCATATGATAATAATGAACCTAAACAAGGCGGTCTGCTTGATAAGCGTTTAGGAATTACAGAATATGATATGTATTGTGAAACATGTGGATTATTAGCAAACGAATGCCCAGGTCATTTTGGTCATACTGAACTTGCTGAAGAAGTATTTCATTATGGTTATCTCGTAATTGTGAAAGATATTTTGAACTGTATTTGTCTTAATTGTTCTAAACTATTAATTACTAAAGATAAACATGAAATTATGGAAACTTTAGGTAGTTCTTTTGGTAAAAATCGTTTCGCTAAAATTAAAAAATTAACTTCTAATGTTAAATTTTGTCAACATCCAGATAATAATTGCGGTAAACCTGTTGGTAAAGTTTCTCGTGATGTAACAAAAGCTGGTTCTATTCAATTAATATCAACTTATATGGTTGACGCTAAACAAGAAGAAGGTGCTGAAGGTCAAACACAATCTAATACTGCTAAAAAGAAAAAAAATGTGGAAATATTAACTCCATCTCGTGTTTATAATATTTTTAAAAATATAGATGATGATGATTGTCGTTTAATGGGTTTTGATCCAACAAAAAATCGTCCTGAATATTTTATTATTAAAAATTTTCCTATCCCACCTGTTGCAATTCGTCCTTCAGTCCGTTTAGAAATGTTATCTTCTGGTCCTTCAGAAGATGGTTTAACTTCAAAATTAGCAGATATCGTAAAAGATAATGCAAGATTAAGAAAACAAAAAGATAAATCACTAATCACAGGTGAAGAATCAAAATATAATCAAGATTATCAACAATTGCTTCAATTTGATGTCGCAACTTATTATGATAATGATTCTATTTTGCCTAAATCTGAACAAAAAGGTTCTAAAGCTACAAAATCTATTTCCGAAAGATTAAAAGGAAAAACTGGTCGAATTCGTGGTAATCTGATGGGTAATAAAACAGGCATGATTCATTTTTTGAATCATTAAGGGTCTGTTTAAGACTTGCTCATAAAAGGTAGCTGCCTTATTGGTTAATGATGATACCAATAGGGAAAAACAGTGTAACATCATTCTTGATATAACTACCTAGTTTAAAATATGTAATATAATATTTTAGGCAACACTTCCAAATTGTCGGGAAACCCTAATTTCACAAAATTAATGTGAAGAACACAAATATACTATACATGTGATGAAAATCATGTGCAAACGTGCGCTGAAAGGCGTAACGGAACATTATTTAAAGAATAACTTAATAATTAATATCATAATATAAATGGACTATTTAGTATATAAAATTACAAATACAATAAACAATAAAATTTATGTTGGAAAGACAAAAGAATATTATGGTGAAGAATATTTTGGTATCGAAGGAAGATTAAGAAATCATTTGGTTTGTGCATTTACGAAATCTAAAAAAAATGATTGTCCGAAATTTTATAATGCCATTAAAAAATATGGAAAAGATAAATTTAAAATTGAATTAGTCGAAAAAACTACTGAATCTGAAATCAATAATAAAGAAACATATTATATTGACTTATATAAATCAACGAATGATGAATTCGGATATAATATTGCATTAGGTGGTGGTGGAAGATCAGTAGTTAATGTAAATGACGAAATTAGAGAAAAAATATCAAAATCGCAATCAAACAATGGCATGCTAAATATTAAACCATATTATAACAAAAATAATATTCAAACTGGTTATACAGCAAGAAGACGTGAAAATGGAAAAATATATCAAAAATTATTTTCTGATACGCAATTTACAGTAGAAGAAAATCTTAATAATGCAAAAAATTATATTGATTCGATAAAAGAAAATAAAATTGATAACTCAATTAAATACAATAGATCAAATGATCTTCCAACAAATATTTGTTGTATTAAAGATAAAATAAATAAATCACAAATAATTGGTTATCGTGTTGATATATTATGTAATGGTTTAATGATTCGTAAATCTTTCCAATCCAAAACAACTGATTTAAAAATATTATTAGATAATGCAACTAAATTTAGAGATGAAAAATTAAATAATGTGAAGTAATAAGTATTTGTGTTTTCCAAGAAATTGGAATTAGATTATCCGCAGCCAAGCTTCTAAACATCAATAAATTAATTTGATGCATGAAGAAGGTTCAGAGACTAGACGGTAGTGGGTTAGCTAAATGATAGCTGGCTTAAGGTATAGTCCGACTCCCAGTGATGGGACGGGTAGGTATCGCCCTTGACCTAAATTATAATTTTAATATTTAATAAATTATAACATGGTCGAAGATATTCTAAATCTTGAAATATTAAATAAAGATTTAGATTTGAAATATATTATGCTGAAAATATATTTCAACCGATTCGAAGCGTGTGAATTACTCAGCACGTACAGTTATTACATCTGATCCGAACTTAGGATTGGATGAATTGGGTGTACCAATTAAAATTGCAACAAACATAACAGTTCCAGAAGTTGTAACAATGTTTAATATGGATAAATTAAGTAAGTTAGTAAGAAATGGTAGAGATGTATACCCAGGGGCTAATTTTGTTATTCCATTATTCAATTTAGAACAAAACAAAATGACAAAAATTGATTTGAGATACAGAAAAAAATCAGTTAAACTTCATATTGGTGATATTGTTGAAAGACATATCGTTGATGGTGATCCAGTCCTTTTTAATCGTCAACCTTCACTTCATAAAATGTCTATGATGTGTCACAGAGTTAGAGTTATTAAAGACGAAACATTATGTACGTTCCGAATCAATGTGACGGTAACTACTCCGTATAATGCTGATTAACTTAAACGTCAAGGTCAGCAACAGGTAGCTGCTTATTAGGTTATCGAATATACCTAATAAGATCAACAGTGGAAATTCGATTTTAATATAACTGCCTAGTCATTAAATTAGCATATAACATTATTTAATATAAATAAATGTTAAAAATTTAATACTAATTTAGTGGCAACACTTCCAAATTGCTGGAACATCCTTAGAGCATAAACTCCCAAGTTATATTAGTGATAATATAATGGCTTCAGATAATGACTGAAGGTATGGGGATAATCGTTTATGATTGGACAATCAGCAACCAAGCTTCTACAATTCATATTGATATATATAATTATAGAAGAAGGCTCAGAGACTAGATGGTAGTGGGTTAGCTAATATGCTAATCTAAGGTATAGTCCACTCCTTTAATGAAAGTTAGAGGACAAAGTGTTTGACGGTGATGAGATGAACATGTTTATTCCGCAATCAATTCAAACTCAATTAGAAATTGCCAATATTGCGGATGTTAAGAGACAAATTATTACTCCTCGTTATTCTCGTCCTATTATTAAATTTAAACAAGATACAGTTCTTGGAACTTACAAAATGACAGAATCGGCAAAAAAAGTAGATTACCATGATGCAATGAATTTAGCAATGTATTGTAATGCTGTTGATATGTTTTCTATTCAAAAAGAAGAAACAAACACACACAAATTGTATTCATTAATCATTCCATCATTAATTAATTATTCTGATGGTAAAGTTAATATTACGAATGGTAAATTATTAGCTGGTGTTATGGGTGATAGTATTCTTAATCAAAAAATCGTTTACTATTCATGGGATAGACACGGACCTGAAACTACTAAAAACTTTTTTGATAATGCTCAACGATTAGTTACCAATTGGTTACTTATTAATGGTTTTTCAGTTGGATTAGGTGATGCAACAACTGATCAAAATGTTATTGATGATATCAAATCATTTTGTGAAGTTAAACAAATGGAAGTTGATAAAATGATTACCGAAATGGAAAATAATCCTGATACTTTAGATCCTGATACATTTGAATCAAATATATTATCAACATTAAAAGCATCAGAAGGAGAGATTACAAAACGAGTATTTGAACATTTAAAAAAGAATCAACCAAATAATAGTTTCTTTGTTATGATTGAATCAAAAGCAAAAGGTTCACAAGGAAATGTTGGAAAAATTATTGGTGGGTTAGGTCAAGATGTGTTGGAATTTAAACGTATTAAGAAAAAAGTCAATAATCGAACATTACCTCACTTTTTCCAAAATGATGATAGAGCATTAGCACGTGGTTTTATTCCTAATTCATATTACCACGGATTAACACCTAAAGAATTCTTCTTTCATCATATGACGGCAAGAGAAGGTATGATTGATACTGCCATCAAAACGGCCGATTCGGGTTATTTGCAACGTAAATTAATAAAAGGTATGGAAGATATTATTTTGGCTTATGATAAAACAGTTAGAAGTGGTAATAATGTTATTATTCAATACACATATGGTAGTAATGGAATTAACCAAACACATTATAAAGAAGTAGAAATTAAACTCGTTTTGATGTCTAATACCGATGTTAAAAAAGTTTTTAGTTTTGATGAAAAAGAAATTACTAATTTAGTAAAAGAGTTTGATCTTGACAAAACTCAATTTATGAAATGGAACAATGATTTATATGAAAAAATGGTCACTTTGCGTGATGAACTTCGTGAAATTCAAATGAAATCACGTATGGATTATATTACTATCAAAAGTGCATATCAACTTCCTGTTAATATGGTTAGAATTGTTGAAGATGCAAAAAATTCTGTTGTTAATGCAAAACAAGAACGTTTAAATCCATTATATGTTTTACATGCTATTGATTATATTTTAAGTCCAGAAATTACAAAGATTAATGTTTTAGGAAAAAATTATGATTTAAATAGCATCAAATACCAAGATCAACTTCAAGCGAAAGGATTATTAAAAATTGCGTTGTTGGAATATTTATCACCAAAACGTTGTATTTTTGAATATAAACTTTCTAAACATCAATTTGATCTAATGGTTCTCGAAATTATTAAATCATTTAGAAAAGCTTGTTTACAACCCGGCGAAATGGTCGGCGTTTTAACTGCTCAATCATTAGGCGAGACCTTAACACAGATGACATTAAATAGTGTGACATGGAATCATCAGATATTATATACAAAAGAAAATAATTGTAAAATTATTGAAATTGGAAAAATGATTGATGCATTATTAGAAAATAATATTGCTAAAGTAATACAAATTGATAATAATACACAAACAGACTTTTTGGATATTTCACCATTAGGTTATAAAATACAATCTGTCGATCAGCATGGAAAAATGCATTGGAAACTAATTGAAGCAGTTACACGACATTTACCATGTGGTAATGTTATTAAAGTAAAAACATTAACTGGTAGAGAAGTTGTAGCAACTAAATCTAAATCATTTTTAGTTAGACGTGATAATGAAATAGTTGAAATTGAAGGTTCAGCTATTAAAATTGGTGACAGATTACCAATTCAAATGAATGCACCTAAATGCGAAGAATATTTAAATTATTTAGATCTGGTTACATATCTTCCAAAAGATCAATATATTTATGGTTCAGAAGTTCAAAAAGCAGTTAATCATAAAAATACATGTGGTAAACGTACTTGGTTTTTGGATGGGAAAAATAAAAACATATTTATAGTGCCACATTCACGTTCGGATAGTCTTGTTGAGAGTACAAAACATAATCCAGAATTATTAACTTCAAACATTATTTTGCCATGTCAAAATGCATCATGTAAAAGTGCATTAACAGAAAAATTATTACTTGACGAATTGTCAGGATTTTTCTTTGGTGCATATTTAGCGGAAGGATGCGTAAATTCTGCCCAAATTATGATATCAAATAATGATGAAAATTATAGAAATAAAATCGCTCAATTTGCCGATCGATACAATATTAAATATCATACACAAATTCAACATGATAAAAATTTTGAAGGTGCAACATCATCAGATATTAGATTACATTCAACAATGTTATGTAAAATTGTCCAAGAATCGTGTGATAAATATTCTGAAAATAAATATGTTCCGCATTGGGCATATATTGCAAATGATAATTTTGTCAAAGGATTACTTGATGGATATTTTTCAGGAGATGGAACAGTTAATAAACGTGATATATTTATAAGTACATCATCAGCTTCAAAGCAGCTATTAGTTGGAATATCAGAATTATTAACTAGATATGGTATTATGTGCAAAATATCACAACATATTGTGACACATAATAATATTGGATCTCAACATATATTTCCTGTTAATACATTAACTATCAGAAATAACAATGTAAATAAATTTGCCAAAATGATAGGATTTACAATTGGATATAAACAAATATTAGCTGAAAAATCATATGATATTGATTGGAAAACAAATGGTGGTCGATTTAATGTTATCCCAGGGGTAAATATTGGTAGACATATAGGTGATTATCCAAGACACGAACTAGTAGATTTATTAAATACTACGACCGGCAATGAAAAAAAACTTATTGAAAAAACATTAAATGAAGATGTATATTATGATGAAATTGTAGAGTTATCTGAAATTCCAATTAATGAAATAACACCAGATCACGATAAAGTATACGATTTAACTATCGCCGATACTAAAAACTTTAATTTGTTTGGTGGATTATGTATGAGAGATACTTTTCATAGCAGTGGTGTTGGCGTCAAAGGTATGCAAGGTATTCCTCGTTTTAGGGAAATATTATCTTATTCAAAAAAGAGTCAAACACCGTATATGATAATCAAATTAATTCCTGAAATACGATCTGATCCTGTCATAGCACATAAAATTGAAGCTTATTTAAAACACACTATATTTAGTGATTTGATTGAGAAAATGGATATTATTTATGATCCAATAACAAAAAATATTGCAGAACGTGATGAAATTAATACACAAAGTGTTTATTATGTTAGTGGTGGTAATACTAGTTTAGAAAATATGCCATGGTTATATCGCTTTTCTGTTAGTAGAGAAGCTATGTTAGAAAATGATATCACACTAATGGATGTTAAAGCTAAATTTATTAAATATTGGGAATCATTTGCTACTGATACATCTGCTGCAAAAAAGAAAAATATTTTATCAAAAGTTGTGAATGGATGTATATTATCAAATTTGGATAATAATGAACATCCAATGATTCATATTAGATTCGATATCAATAATCCTGATAATTATTCATTAGTCGAAATTGGTCAATATATGTTAAATAAAATATCAATTAAAGGAGTTCAAACAATTGAAAAAGTTGATCGTGTCGATAAACAAAAAGTTAATGAATATGGTCCTGATCATGAAATTAAAGCAGGAAATGAATATGTTATATATACAACTGGTATTGATCTGAATAAAATAAAAACGATCGATTATATTGATTTTTATTCGACATACATTAATGATATTAACACAGCATATATTAATTTTGGTATAGAAGCAGCGAGAAGTCTTATTATTAGAGAAACTGATAATTTATATAATGGTTCAGGAAACCCATTAAATATCACTCATCTCGAAATATTAGCTGACATTATGACTAATACTGGTAACATTATGAGTATCGATCGTCACGGAATTAATAGACTTGATACTGATCCATTAAGTAGGGCATCATTCGAAAAAACTGTCGAACAATTAATTATGGCATCTGCATTTAATGAAGTAGATCATATGAGAAGTGTATCATCGCGTATTATGGCGGGTAGATGTATTAAAGGTGGTACAGGATATTGTGATATATTAATGGATAATGAAATGATTGAAAATTCTGAATTTACGAGACAAACAAAATATGTTACAAAACAAGGGACAGAATTAGAAGAAAATAACTTAATTAAAGATACAATTAACAGGCAATTAGAAGATGACATTTTTATGCCGCCGATATAAAAAAATTGATAATTTGTTTGATTAAACATAGTAATAAAAATATTAATCATAAATATATAACAAAATGAAACCAATTGAATTTATATTTAAAAAAGAATTAATAAATGAAATTAATGCAAATCTACCACCAATTCTTTCATTAAATTCCGAATTAAAATATACTATTGATCATATTACTAATATGATTATTTCAACATCAACTAAATACCATAATCGATTTAAATTAAAAGCTAATATTGCTAAATATTTTAATAAATATGAGTTATCAAGATTTTCGCGAGTAAACATTAAATCTTTGGTTAAAGAACATATTTTAAGTGGTAAAGATAATTTATTCTTTAGTACGTATGTTGTGATAGGTCATGATATTCCAATTAAATTAAATGAATTAACGGTTGTCGTCAAATAGGTATTGCTTTAATGATAAATAAATAAAATTTATTAATTATTATTTTATATATAATAAAAATGTATATAAAATGATCTTAGTACATACATAAAAAATTGAAATTTTAAGTTTAAGGTCATTTAAAGATTAACTAAATAAATATTATTATAAAATAAATCAATATGTCAAAAGATGTTGTTAAATTTGATGAACTTGATGTTAGTAAAATTGTTTTTCGTAAATTAGAAGATAATCCACGAATTCCAGCTCTAAAAATTGGATATATTTATTATAAATTTCCTGATGGTGAAAAACCATTGAAAATTCAAACTCCTGAAATTGATCTTGAAACTTATGGTATTCCACGCGAAGGTCCTTTTTATGATGAAACAAAAAAGAGGGCAAAAATTAAGGTACCATTTTGTTTTGATAGACATTTAGTCAAAGAAATTAATTATGATAAGATTAAAATTTTTTATGAAAAGCTAATTGAAATTGATACTTTATGTGCATCAGCAGAACATAAGGAATTAACATTTGGACAAACAGCTAATCAATATGAATATAGTCCGATAATTCGTCTTCCAGATCCAGCTATTGATGAACATGGGAAACCTATTCTCGATAAAAATGGTAACGAAGTTTATAGACCTCCATATACTGTATTCAAATTAGATCTTGTATTTGATGAAGAAAGTCATGAAACGACAGATAAACCTAATTTTACAGTTTTTGTTAAAAATGGGGAATCTAAAAAGAAAGCTATATTAGAACAGTTTGAACAAGCTACCGAAATTATTGGTTATAGATCAAAAATTAAATGTATTGTTAGTTTCGCAAAACGATACGCAATGAAAAATAAAAAAGGAAATGGTAAAAATGAGAAAAAAACTTACGGTCTTACGTTAAAAGCTACTCATATTGAAGTCAAACCATCAACATTTAGTCATAAAAATAATCCAGAAGAAGATCCATTTGGTGATTCAGATGATGAAAATGAAAATAAACAAACTATTAAAAGACAACCATTATCAGATTTAAATTCAGAACAACAAATAAACGAAGTATCAGAGTTGGATAAAAATTTAAACCAATTACATACATCTGATTTAATTAAATCTGAAGTTAAACCAGAAGTTACTCAAGAAATAGTTATTGAAGAAATTGTAAATGAACCTTCAGAAGATCCAAAAGGAAAAAAAAAAGAAACTAAGACGACTGGTACAAAAAAAACTAAATAAAATTTAAAATGAGTTTAATTTATATAATTTAAATGATATTAACATATATAAGTATTATACGTTAATATGAATAAATATCCAGTATTATCTGATGAAATCGATATTAAAAAAATAGAATTTTCAGACATAAATTACAATGATAATAGACAATTTTGTTATATAAGTTATGGTAAATCAAATGAATCATTATATTTACAAACACCATTATTTAGATTTATTCAACCAATTTCAAGTCAAAAAATTGGTGCTAAAGAATATAATGAAATTTATTTATTTTTAACTCCACATGACCAATCAACTTTTAAATTTATTGAAATAATTAATAATATTGAAACTAAATGTATTGATCATATATACGAATCAACAGAACAAAATTTAATGTTGACTCCTGTTATTAAAACTTCTGATATCGAGTCAAATAATGAATCGATTAATGAAAATACCAACAAAACAAAACAAGTCATTAAATATATGAGGATAAAATTATTAGATCAAACAAAGTTTGAATATAATAAAAAACAAATAACTTTTAACGAATTAAATGAACTCGTATCAAAAGTTAATTTAAAAGTAATATTCGAAATTAATATGTTTTGGCTGACACAAAATAAAATTGGTTTATTTTTAAAACCTTTAAGAATTAAAGCAATTGATATTGTTAATAATCCAATTATTAATTTTAGAGAAGATGATAATTTAATACAAAATGATGTATTGCAAACAGAAGTTGATAATATTAAAACAATTTTAAATAATCAATCAATATCGACATTAAATGATAGTGTCTTTAATACAAACCCAATAAATAAAACACAAGGGAATAATTTGAGCGTTAGCAAAAATTATGGACTTGTTGGAGTGATTAACACGAACGGAACACAAGAGCACGTTATGAACGCGAGTGAACAACGAGAACTTGTTGGAGTGAGTAACACGAACGTAACACGAGAAATTAGTAATACAAAACCAATTTCGAGTCATAAAAGTAAACAAGTCACCAATTCAAGTGAAAAAAAACTTATTGGTGTGAGTAATACAAATGGAACTCAAAATATTGATGATCCTCCTCCATATAATTTGGTTCATAAAACTGAAAATTCAAAAAAAAATTCTGTTATTAAACCTTCGATATTAAAACAAGGAGAAAATAATAATTCAGCATTAAAAACATTTATTCCGTCAAATGGAATAGAACATGATTCGAATAATATGAATATTGATCAACAATTAAATGATATGTTATTCGAATTAAAAAATAAACAAAATTCAAAACACAAATCAAAAAACTCATTAAAACATGAAAATTCTGAAAAATCTATCAAATCTGAAAATCATGAAAATTCTGAAAAATCAGAAATATCAGAAAAAATATCTTCAAGTATTGAAGATATTGATTGTACAAGAAAAAAAAAAAATAAAAATAAAAATAAAAATAAAAAAACTTTGAAAAAAAAAGACAATTCTGATGATACTAGCGAAGAAAAATCTGATAGTTTTGCAATTTAAAAATATTGTTGGTTAAATTTAATATATTATATTAAATTTATCAGTTACTGTTTCTTTTTTTTATTTCGTTACTAAACAAATATAATGCTATCGAAAATAAAATAATGAAAAGTATACATCTTATAATTTGATATTCTTTAAAATTATGTCTTTTAAAATGTCCATAACCATATTTGCAATAATTACAATCACATAAATTATTTTGTTTCGAACTAATATGTGGCATAATCATAGCAGTAATATATGGTGTTTTATATTTTGATATATATGGTATCTTATCAACTTTTAGTTTATTAATTTTTTTTGCCGATTTAATAAACTTACTCGTTGTTAATGATTTTTGTTTTTGTTCTTTTGATATTTCTTTTAATATTTCTTTTGATATTTCTTTTGATATTTCTTTTGATGGTTCTTTTGATATTTCTTTTTGTTCGAAATTTTCATCTATACATGAAGCATATTTATTTTCAGCATCAAAAAATTCTAAATTATTTAAATTATTTCTGTTAGTGTACGGAATTTTATTTATTTTCGAATTAGAACGGGCATAAAATAAACACGACATTTGGTACGTATATATATTAAATAGATATTTAATAAATAAATTATATTATATTTATTAGTCAAATGTTAAAGTAACACTATATTTTCTTAAATATATTGTCTTATTTGCGCTTGATGACAATTCATGTCTTTTTTGTCGTATTTTTTTTGTTTCTGAATGTTTTCCTTTTGATACTTTAGATAATATTTCTGAATCATTACAAGAAGTTGACTGTTTATATTTTTTTAATATTTTATTTTTGTTACATATATGTGGTTTTATAATTTTTGATGATTTTTCATTTGTTGATTCAGATAAATTTAATATCGAAGAATTTGTTGATATGTTAATTATATCATCATTATCATCGAGATGATGTTTATTATTATTTTTATTTTCTTTTTCAGTTATTTCTTTGGTCATATTGATAATATATTTATGTGAATTTATCATATCATTAGTTATTTCATCAATATGTGTTTCAACATATGTTAATACTTCATTCGTTATTGCCCACATAAAAAAGTTTAACTGTCCAATCGTTGTAATAACACATACATTTTTGTCATAATAAAACGCGATTCGTTCTTTTCTACAAAATGGATCGAATAAAGTTTTATTATATGCTTTAAGTTGTAATTTATAACGAAGATGAACATTAAAATAGCTATCATCATAATTTTTATAATTTTTAAGTTCATAAGTTATGTTCTTTTTTTTTGCATAATTTGTGACAAACCAATCTAATACTCTAATTGATATACGCGAATTTGATGTTATGATTGGTAGAATTTTATATATGTTGTTGTTTGATAAATAAAAAATATAAAAATCAAGTAACATCTTATCTTTAAGTTCAGGTTTTTTTAATATATCAACGAACCACGGATTATTTTTTATAATTATTTCCATCTGATATTAATCTTATAATAACTTTATATCTTTATAACTTTATATAATATGATGTTCTTATTATTTCGTAATTTCATTATTTTTATGATTACTAATATTATATATATAATATCTGTATCATAAATTATATATATAATTAATTAAACATGATGTAAATTCATATTATTATATAGACCTAAAAGATTGAAATTTTAATGTTTTGAATGACTAGAAGTAATATAAAAGAATATATCATAATATAAATCATAAAAATGTCAAGCTCAAAGCAAACTACCACTAAACAAACTATTCCAAAAAAAGAAGAAAAAGTTATCGAAAAAGTTGTTGAAAAAGTTGTTGAAAAAGTTGCAGAAAAAAGTCCTGATCCAACTCAAGAAGTAGATGATGAAAATGTTGAAGTCATTGAAGAAGTAGTTGAAGTAATTGATGAGACTGGTAAAAAAACCAAAAAAGTCGAATACGCATCAGAATCACTTGAGGATGCGGCTGAAGAGCTAACAAAAGTAGATGGTGAAATTGAACAAAAAATGCGTTATCGGAAAGCAGTTTTTAAGGTTTATCAAAAACTAGTTAGTAAACAAAATAAACAAAATAAAAAACATAAACAACGAAATTCAGAAACGCAAAAAGAAAAAACTGGATTCACTAAACCAAACCCAATCCCAGAAGTTTTTAAGGAATTTTATAACAAACATCTTAAAGACGATAAAGCATTAGAAGAAAAACTTACTGATGAATCATCTGGTAAGAAATTTAATATCGGCGAAGATCAACCTCGTACTTTGATTACTAAGGCATTGTATTATTATATCAGAAACAAAAATCTTTATGAAAAGAATGAAGATGGTACTGATAATAAACGTAAAATTAAACCTGATGAAGAACTAACTAAATTACTAACACTTAAACCAGAAGAGAAAGTTGGTTTTAGTAATTTCCAAACGTATGTAAGTCGTATATATGGTACTGAAGAAAAAGAAGAAAAAGTTGAAACTGCTGTCGCAAAACCAAAAACATCATCTCCTACTCCTACTACCACTACAACTCCTGCTACTGTTCCACCTCAAACGTCAGCACAAGCAGTTAAAAAAGTTAAGTAAATAAAAATTTAATTTATAAATATTTATATATTTAAAATATATTGCAAATTGTCATTTTTAATGAATTATCATTTAATTTTAATTCTCTGATAATTTTATTTAATAGTTCAATCGGAATATGTTTAAGTTGTTTTTTAATATATTTTGATAATACTAAACATTGATTAACATCACATATTAGTTTATTATTTTTATCAAATTGTTTCATGTGATTTAATTCGAATAGTATGTCACCAAAATTTAATGTTAATATTGATTTAAGAATATAATATGAAAAAACATTTGATGTTTGATTAAATTTTTCGGTTAAATTTTTCTCGTTAAATTCTTTTATCGAATAAAAATTCATAATTTTTGAAAACTGATATAAACTATAAATCAGCTCGTAATTATATAATGTCTTAAAATAATCAAAAGATTTATTAAATGTTTTTCCCTTGATAAAAGATATGAATATCGTATGTAATAATTGTGCTTGTATTTCTGTTATCGTTTCATTTATTATTACAGGAAAATTTAAATTTCCTAACTGATAATTAATTATATTATTAAAACTGTCATCATATTTAACATCTAAATCTAGATAATGAATTAATTCATGAATTAATACTTTAGTAAATTCTTCCCTTCTCCAAATCATAATAAAAATATTAGAACTTGATGATCCTGAATTAACATTTTGACTTGACAAAAAATTATCAGATTTATTAATAATTTTTGTCAAAGGTGTATCAAAGTAAATGAGTTTAATTTTATATTTATTATTCAATGAGTGGATCCATTTTGTGATTATGTATATTTTGTTAATTATATTTTTTTTTTCGATGACATTAATATTTTCATTATAAAAAAAATGAAGCTCCAAATGATTAAAATTATAATGTTCATAAATATTAATATTATTTTCTGTATATAACTTTACATCTAAACTAACAAAACTACCTGTCTGGAAATAATTTAACAATTGTATTATTTTATGATTTAAATTATTCGAATATTTTTTTATAATATTCGTGTAATCGTTGTTTCGTAATTTAATTTTTCTTTTATTATACATTTCGTTAAATTCTTTAAATAATATTTTATTATATTGTTTACTTGTATTAGTATCTTGTTTTTTTTTATTTAATAAATAACAAAAGGGTAAATCATGATTAATATTTGTCCACCTTGTTATATTTTTTTGATTTTTTTTTAAATCAATTTGATTCATGTCAACAAAAATTTTATCTAATATATTAAACATGGAAGTAAATAATATAATAATTTCGTTATTGTATTTATTCCAATTATTATTAAAATAACTATTATGATCGGCGATAGGAGATTTAATATTTGTTAAATTTTTTGATATTATATTTAATGTGTTATAAAAATATTCATTAAATTTATCCATAATTTATATTATTATCAGCTAAAATTTTTTTCCAAAATTTCATCAAAATTTGGTTGTTTGATTAAATATAAATTTAAAATTAAATTACCTCTATTACCTTTTTGATCACATGGTAATCCTTTGTTTTTTACATGAATGCTTATCTTATCTCCATCAAAATTATATTCTTTAAACGGATTAGTTGAACATATATTTAATTCTGATCCAAAATATGATATCGTTTTTTTAAATCCATTAAACAATTCATATAATGTTATCGTATCGTTATATATTATATCATAATCATCACGTTGTATTCGTTTTGATTTATCTTTTTTACAATATATTGTTAATATAACATCACCAACTTTTTCATGTTTTTGTTGGTTTGATAATGTTTCAATAATTTTTTCACCAGCTCCTGATATAATAACTTTTTGATCATATAGTGGTACATAAAATGTTAAATTTTCATACTCCGTATTTGTCCCATCACTTATTTTACGTTTTATAAATATTTCTTTTAATTTGTTATGATATATATCATTTAAATTTGTTTTTACATTACCAAAAATATTAAGTGTATTAAAATCAGAAGTTTGATACGGATCACAATTTGGTTCAACAGAATCTGAACTATTTTTTTGTTTATTAAAAACAATATTTAATAAGGGTTCTTGTTGATTTTGGTTATGGATGAATATTTTTGTTAATTCAGAAATATCAATATTGTCATCAATATTGTCAAGAATTTTTTGTATTAATTTTTGTGATATTTCAGCAATATTCCCATTTTTAATATCTTGTATAATATCAGGTCTGTTCATTAAATTTTGTATCGTTTTTGGATTTGTTATTTCTTTTAAAAATAATATGATAGTTTCCGTAAAATGTATTTTTTTAGGTATCGTCCAATTATCATATTTTTTTTTCTTTTCAGGGTCAGATAATGTTTCGTACGCTATTCTTATTTTGTTGAATTTTTCTGTAGCATTTTTTTCTTTATTTTTATCAGGATGATATAATTTAGCTAATTTTTTAAAATTTGTTTTAATTTCAGTTAATGTAGCATCTTTAGTTAATTCTAATATTTTATATAAATCATTATTTTCGTTTTCCATATATAATAATTATAAATTAGTTTATTATCTATAAAAATAAACTAATTTATAATTATTAAATGAATAATTCTAAATTAATTAATAACCTTAAACAAAAAGTTGCAATATCAAATGTTAATGAGCGTGTTCAAGAAAAAATAGAAAATTCTAAATTTAATCCTGATGTAAATAAAAATTATGATATTTTTGAGAACAGACGTAAAGAAATGAAATATGAATATACGACAAATGTTTGGAAACCAATCATTGGTTCAGTAACAAAGACAATAACAAATGCTCATGAAATGGAATTAAAAAAAGATATTAAAGATCCCATTAAAATTAAATCCGATTTTGAAAATGAATTAAGCAAAAGAGAAGACGAAAAAATAAAATATGAACAAACAATATCAAAATATAATCAACAAAATCAAGTTATAAATATTATTGAACAAAAAAAAACTGAAGAAAAACAATCAGCTATAAATGTTAACAAACAAAATAACACATTTATTGAATTAAAAGTTTCATCACAAAATAATCCAATGTCACAAAATAATAATGTCGTTAAAACAAAATTGGATGAAATATTTGATTTAATTGAAAAATTATAAATATGCGTTTTTTATTTTTAATAAATATATAGAATTTTTATTATTAATGAGCAAAAACATAATTGATATGAATAACGCTATGAATATATTAAATATTAACGAGCATTTAAATAAAAAAATATCAAAAAATGAATTAATTGATGATTATATATATAAATTAATGATGCCATATATTGTTTATCTTAAATTTTTATTATCCAATAAAAACGTTTATAAAAAAATTAAAAAAAATATATCTAATCATGATCTTAATAAAATTGACTTATATTTTTTAATGGAAGTAATTAAAAAACAAATTGAATGTATTCAATAATTTATATAGCTATAGTCAATTTATAATTAGTTAATAAAACATTATTCATTGTAATGTGTCATGACAAAAAATATTTGCGCTTGACTTAAAAAAATAATTATAATATAAATTAATAAGATACATCAAATATTTTTTGAAATGAATAATATATCAAATCAAACAATTATAGAAAAAAATTATTTAAAAAATAATTTACGAATTGATATCCCAACTATGAAAAAAAATGCTGAAAATGACGAACTTTTTTGTAAATTATTAATAACATGTCGTAAATTTAAAATAGACATATTTAACCAAAGTACTTGTATGTTATTAAATTCAACAACTATATTGAATCAATGTAATGAAATACAAAAAACTATGACAAGAGAATTGTCTGAAAAAATTAATAATATTTATGTAAAAGGTCAATCAAATGGATGGTTAATTGATATCGATAATATTTACACACAATATAAAAAAAAATTTAAAGATATTGAACTAATAATTCATATTTTAAAAAATATATTCAATGATGAAATTCTAGGAAATTTATGTTGTGTTCCATCATTGAATAATTCGTTATCAACTAATAGTCAAAATTTATATTCAACATCATCAAATAAACAAGAAATTAAAACAGAAAATAAATCTGAACATAGATCTGAAATTTATGAACAAGAATTAAAAGAAACTAAAAAAGTAAAAACAACACATAAAAAAGAAAATATGTCTAAATACATTGCAGTTTATTCGAGTTAAATTTTTTTTTTTACTATATTATTCATTATTATATTGAATGAATAATAATGTTATAACTGTCGGTATCGATTTAGGAACAGATAAATGTTGTATCACTTATCAGGATAATATTGGAAGACCATTTATTATAACTGATGAAAAAAATTATAAAATTTCTTCTGTAATTGCAATTTTAAATAATGGTTTGCTTGTTGGTAACGAGATATCTAAAAATTTTATTTATGATGTTCCTATTATTAGTAATCTTAAACGTCTGATAGGTCATAAATCTAATGATATTGATGCTATTAATATCGCAAAATTTCATGGATGGGAATTAGAAGATAATAATAATGATTTAATAATTTGTGTCAATAAAAATAAATATACATTATTCGAATTATTATCATTATTGTTGAGTAAAATTAAACAAATTATAACTAATAATATTGGTGAAAATTTTAATACCATAATAACAATTCCAGCTAATTTTAACGAAGGACAAAAAAATTTTATATTATCATTATGTAAACATGTTAATATTAATTGTAAACGTTTAATATTTGAACCTTGTAGCGCCGCGTTAGCATATATTAATTATTTTGACCAAACATTTGTTAACAATAATACTGATGACGAAAATATTATGAAACATATTATGGTTTTTGATTTTGGTGCCGGTACATTAGATTTATCAATTGTTACATGTAATTGCAATATTGATAATGGTCAAATAGAATGGCAATCTACAATCGAATCTTATGTTGGTAATAATAATTTAGGTGGTATTGATATTGACATTGCTTTAGAAAAGTACATTAACAATAAATTTCCAAAATTTAAAGAACATTTGATAAAAAATAATGAGACAGTCAGATTTATTATCGAAAAAATAAAAATTAAATTATCACATTTATATGACGAACATAAATCATTGTCAGTTAGTTTAATTGAAAAATATTATAATCAAACTATTGTTATAAGTTTACAAGATTATTTTAATATGCTTGATGAATTATTTAAAGATCGTATTATTAAATTATTAAATGAAATTCATAAAGAAAAAATCGAAAAAACAGATATTGATAATATATTATTAATTGGTGGTAGTTGTTATAATCCTTGGGTTAGAAATTTGTTATGTACTTATTATAAAAAAGAAATAAAAAATTATAAACTTAACATATCTGATCATTTTGAAACTTATAATTTAGATATTAAAGATATTGGAGTTAGTTTGGGTGCAACATGTATCGACAAAAAACATAACAAAAATGGTAATATGTTAGTCCTGACAGAATCATTACCATTAAGCATTGGTATCGATACAATAAACAATATTATGTGTAAAATTTTACCTAAAAATACACCAATTCCTTTTACATCAACTCAATATTTTTCAACTTCCGAAGATAATCAAACTAAAATAGAAATAAAATTGTATCAAGGTGAATGTGATGATGTTCGGGATAATTTTTTTATTGGAAGTTTTGTAATTGATAATATTCCTCCTGAACCACTAGGTAAACCAGTAATAATATTAAATATCTCAGTATCAACTGATGGTTTGATAACTGTCGAAGGTAAATTAAAAAATACTGAAAATTTTAATAAAAAAATAATAATTAATCGTTATGAAACAAAAGTTGACGAAAATAATATTGAATCAAATATTAAAAAATATGAACTAAATGATTCTGTATTTAATTATATTATGAAAAAATATTATGAACTAATAACTATGCTTAATAAATTACAATATAATTTAATTGATAATATTATGTGTTCAAATGAAAAAGAAAAGATAGATGAGATATTAAAATTATTTTGGGATGACTTGGTTTTATTATTTAAACTAATGTCCCAGTCAGAAAAAATCAAATCAAATATTGCTCAGTTAGAAAAATTTATTGGTTATATTGGGGAAAAAATGAAATATAATATAAATTGTAACTATGTTGATTGTGTTGATGATAATGTTATTGCTAGTAAAATAGATATTTTAAATAAATTTATTGAAAAAAATTTGCAACATCTCGTTTCTTCTTTCCAAATAAAAACTGATGGTTTTACAAAAAATGAGGCTGAAAAAAAATATGATGTTCTTGAAGATAATATTAAACTTAATCAAATTAATAGTATCGCAAATTCAACAGAAATTTTGAATACTTCCGAAAAAACATTAATATACCAAATAGAAAATAATATTAACACGAATACACTGAAAAGTAATATTGTTTATCTTAAAGAAATTAAAGATTTGTCAATTATGATAATTAATGAAATCGATTCATTTAGTATGTCAGATGAAAATAAGTTATTGACATTAAGTATTTTTGAAATATATGATACGTATATAGATAAAATAATAAATAACAATTTTGATGGCAAAAAACAACTTGAGATAATACAAAATATCTGTATGAAAATTTCTAATATCAATGACAATGAATATATTGAAAATTTACAAAATGAAATTACAAATATAAATATTGAAAAACGAGAAGATCTAATTAAGTTTGAAAATATATTAACAAAATTATCCGATTTGAAATAAACTTAATGTAACATTTATGTATGAAACATAAAATATATTATATTTTATGTTTTTGTTATAATTTGTTAAAACAATTTTTAATTGTCATTGATTGTTTATATATTTTTTATTAATTTTTTATTAATTTTTTATTAATTTTATTCCTATAATTATATATTTTTATTTCGCTGTCTTTTTTAATTTGTGTATATCTTTTCGCATTTATTGGTGTACATTTTACAACATCTTGAGCATCATCATCTTCTCCTGTTGTATCATATCGAAAGACAAACATAATTTGTTCTTTAATATTTTCTTTTTGTCCTTCTGATAACATAATTTCAGGCTTTTTACAATATTAGTGCGTTAAGGAAAACGAATAAGGGTAAACACAAATTTTTAACATTAAATATTATTTTAATGAATGTTTTATTTATTCTAATAATTATTTTTGTTATGTAAAATATAATATAATACATGTTACAAATTAAGGATAATTTTGATATTCTTGTTAACGAAC